AAAAACACCTTTACATTTGTCCATGTAATTTTCTTCAAAAGTCCTCCACCAGTTAAGGCAGTAGCAACAACATCAGTATCATTTGGCGTGGCATCACCTGCGCTGCCTATTAACGCACCTATTGTGGTTGTGGTAATCAAAGCATTTACAGCTGAATTAAAGTCAGATAAATCACTTGAAGTAATAACTACATTTCCTGTTCTTCCTGCTACAGTGTTTACTTTATCAGTATAATCAGCTTTATACCAATTTCCTGCGTATGTAGTAGTACTAGCATTATCAGTAACAGCAATAATTCTGTCACCATCATTAAAATCAATTCCATCTACAGTTGTAGTTGCTCCATTAACTAAATAACTCCATCCTGCTTGTGCAATTCCTGAACCTGGAAACACTCCTGTTGTTTGGTCCCAAGTTCCTTTAAGAACTACAGCAGCATCTAAGTCATTTACACGGGTTTCAATATCATCTAAATTAACCGCTTGCGTAATGGTGATATAGGAAACTTTTGTTTTTTCAGGAGTGGTATAATTTTCATCGGATGCAATACTATCAGCATAAGAATTGGCAGCAGCTAATACAGCAGCATCGGCGGCTTCCATTTGAGCCAATGGTACATAATGTTCTGGTGCTGTAGCTGTAGCACCTGAGATATTACGAACTACCATATCTCTAAACTCTCCTGCTGTAATACCATCAAAGACTTCAATAACTCCTTCTGCATTTCTTGTAATACCTACATCTCTAGTACTATCAGTTGCTAAGTTTCCACTTCTCCAAGCAATAGATACTCCAGATGTTAATTGAAATGAATCGGCAGTAATACCAATTAATGAACCTATAGTATGAACTAGATTTGGTAGAATCATTGCTGATTCTGAATACATAGTTGCAGGAATATTAGAACTTGTACCATATAAGTTTAAAGAACCACCTGTAGTGACTTCTATAGCTTTATTATAAATTCCCCAACTTCCATTAGGACCAGTTACAGTACCATAAGGATTAGAAACTACTTGTACAGATGTTGCACTAGAATAAGCACTAATAATAAAATCTAAATCTCCTACTTTAATTTTAGCACCTACCATATCAGATTCAAAACTTCCAGCAGTTGATGTTACTGTAGTTCCTACAATGGTAATGTCTCCTGTATCAGCCCAAGGAAACTTATGCCAAATAACATTTAATTGTCCTGCATCAATAGAAATGGTTTTACCAATAGCTTTAACTTCAGTACCATTTTTACCTGTCAAAACAACAGAATCTTCAGCAGTTGTAGCACTTGCAATTCCATCGTCTGTAATGATTTTAGAAAAAGCTTTTTTATCTGGTGAAGTTCCAAAACCACCTCCAGCAGTCATTAAAGCGATGTAATCAAACTTTACTGAAATTGTATTAATAAAAGTAAATCGAACCTTAGTATAAGTGGAAGTCGTAAAATCTAAATCTTGAAAAGGAATAGCTATTAATTGATAATCTGTAGTATTAGTGAAATCAAAACCATATAAACCTTTATCGTCAACAGTAAAAATATTATTTCCTCTTTTAAAAACAATTTCTTTTGAAACTCTAGTAGCACCATTATAAAAAGCTAATTTATATCCTCGATTACCTGATATAGAACCTATTTTAGTCCAATGTTTAAATCCATCAGCATCAAATATATTTTGAAGTTCTGGAGCTTCTAATTCAAAATAAGTACTGTTTACTGAACTGGCAACATTAATACATTTCGTTCCGCTTAACGGTGTAGTAGTATTATCAAAGGTAATATTTCCATGATTTGCAAAAGTATCCCACTCTACGTCTTCGTCATAAATCAACGCTTGTGAAGTATTGGCAGGGGTTGTAGCACCTGCTAATATTAATACATTAGTAATTAATAATTGAAAATTAGGGTCAAGTGTAGGAGCAGCAGGATTTTCTTCTGCAACTCCTGTTTCTTTATTAGCCCCATTAATATCAGCAATAATAGCATCAAATCTAGGATTAGTTGGGTCTGCTGGATTTAAAGTAATACCACCTATAACAGTAGTATTAATTGCAGGATAAAGAATACCATTTAAATAGTAAGTAGAAGTAATAACATTATAAGTTAAACCTGTACCACTCCAAATAGCATTAGCTTCTCCTGTAAAACCATTTGCAGGAATAGGAATTCTATTTTCTAAGTCCGTAACTCTAGCCTCTAATGAAGTTAAATCAGGAGGTGTTACTGCAACAATAGCATCACCTTCAATAGCTATTACAGCTAAAGCAATCTTACCAATATCAACAGTAGGAATATCAGCAGAAGTTACATCTTCATCTCCTTGCTTAATAGTGTAATTTCCAGTTGAGTCACCTTGTAATAAATCATATCTAAAATAGGCTTCAGTAGCCTCAGTTAATGTTGTACTAAATGGTGTAGGATTAAGAAATTCAATTTGATTTAGTCTCCACTTATATCCATCAGCGTCTAACTCTAATCCATCTAAATCAATAGTACCATTTTCTAAAACAATATCTGGAAATTCTAAATCAGAAATACGATTGTTTTGAGTTTCTTCAATAACATCAATTTCTTCTTTTAAATAAACTACCGGATCAGCACTATAAATATTTGTTTTTACAGTTCCAGAATATGTTGGAGTTGCTTTATTAACGGTTGTAGCAATAGCTTCCAATTCTTTTAAATCAGATTCAACAGCTTGAAGTTCTCCTAAACCATAAACACCACCTGTACCAAGCCAAAGATATTCGCGATACGTGTCTTCAAAAGTTCCTTTGATAATTACATAACCTTCATTTTGATCCTGGATTATTAATGCTGGATTTTGATTGTTAATAGTATCAACAACGTTAGAAGCGCTTATTTCTAAATCAATTATTTGTGTACTCGGCAATTCTTCAATATCAGAAGCAGTAACACCAAAAGATGTTACTTTAATGTTTGAAGCTTCTAATTGTGTTTGTCCGGTACCATAATCTCCTTTACCTATATTTAATAATTCAACATAATAAGTAATTGGATTTTCTCCAGAAGAAATAGCTTTAAATGTTGGAATTTCATTTTCAGAAATAGTAAAAGCATCTAAAGAGTTTATAACCTGAGCAAAACCCAATGGAGTTATTTCTTCAGGAATATAAATTAAAATTTCTTTTTTAATATTATCTATTAATAGAAAAACTTTAGATTTGAAAAAATTAAAATATTTTAAAGAATAATTAATACCATTTACAACATGATTAGCTGGATACTGAAAATTTTGTTCAATAAGACCTATTTCATCATCAACTGCTTCTCTCCAAATCCACTGTGTTTCTTCTTCTTTACAATTAACAACTAATCCGTCAAAATAAGCATAGGCCAAATAATTATTTTCGCCTAAATCTTTTAAATCATTTTCAGAATTTGAATATGGTTTAGGATCTACAGGCGATTGAGTAGCAATAAAAAATCCTTGTATTTGATCACTATAATTTTCCATATTTTATTATTGATTAAACAACATTGCTTCTGCTGCTTTGGTTAAATAATCTTTAATATCCGTAGAACTTAATTTATCAAAAATTTCATCATATTGAATACATAAACGATTTGTTTCCGTTCTTACTTCAATGACTTCATTTCTTAATAAAAGATCTGTTAATTTATTAAAAACTACAATTTCTGTTGTTTTATCACCATCTATTATTTCAACAATAGTTGATTTACTTACTTTGCTTATTTTTATTACTCTACTCATGGCGTTGGTGTTATTGGAATTAATAATGTTATTGTATTAAATAAAGGATTTACATTTAAACTATCTTCATCAACTTCTATTAAATTAATAATAATACTATTTTCCTCAGTAGTATCAGTATTTTTTTTAATAATAACTGAATAAATAGTTTCTCCATTTTCATCTAATGATGATGTGATTTCTGATAATCCAGAAGTATTAATCAAAATAGGAGACAAATCTCTTTCTGTTAATTCTACAGTATCCAAAGGATCTACTCCTATACTCAAAAAAGGAGTAGTATCAACTTCTATTTTATAAGTTGAAGAAACAATACTATTTCTTATAATAAAAGAATAAATTAATGTTTCTAATCCTGATTCATCAACATTAGCTTGTTCTAAAAAATCAACAAGAATTAATTCGGCTCCTTCTGAATTTGTATTTACAGCTATTGTGTTTTCTTGTTCATCTGGACCTAAAATATCTTTTGTATCCCAAGTTAATATTGAATAATTATCCATTACTCCAGGAACATCTGAAACAAATTTTAAATTATTAACTAATTCATAAAAAAACATTTCTTGTCCAATAATCAAAGGACTATCATTATATATCCAAGAACCTCTTCCAACAATATTTGTTATTACTATTCTATCATAATATTGTTCTGGAGTAACTATTTCACTAAAATAAAATTCTGAATAAAGATCAAGTTCTTTTGTCAAAGTATTTATTGCTGGTAATTCTGTTTTATTAGTTTCAAAAGAAATATTTACAGTTCCTTCATTTATAGATTCAACATCTTCATTATAAATTTTATATTTAAAATTATCAAAAGGTTCTCCTTTGTAAACTGTTTCATTTTCAACAGAAACATTAGTATCTATATCAAGAGGATACTTTACATTTTCGACAACTTCAACACCATCAATTTTCATTAATGTACGAATAGGTTTCTGTGTTATTTTTAAAAAGTTCATTTTATGATTTTGTTATTTTAAACTCTATTCTAGAAGGAACAATAATGTTTTTAGAAACATAAATTTTAATTCTTAAATCACTAAAATAGTAAGAATCAAAAGCATTATCAATACTACTTCCTACAGAGTTTTTAAAAGAATAACCAACATTATCAGTGTTTAACATAGCAAATGCTATTCTAGCAATATCTACGTAAGAAATACTATAACCGTTTTCAAAACTTTCTAATGGAAGTTCTTGTTTATCTAAAAGATAAACATCATCTATCAAAGGAATAATATCATTCATTTCTTGACCAGATTCAGTTTGCCAATATTTAACGATTACATTTTCAACAGGTGGATTTTCATTTTCATCAATAACTTCAGCACAATAATCAAAAGTATGAACAGGTTCATCAATAAGCAATCTTCTATCAACATAAGACAATTTACCAAGATCTTCCCATTGTTCTATAGTAGGAAAAGCATCATCACCACGAGCTTCTAACAATAAAGAAATAAAAGATTGTTCATAATCTTTTTTAGCATTCATGTTTCCTATACCAAGAAAAATTCTTTGACTATAAAGTTTCCAAACAATAAATGCTACTACAGCTTCTTCGTGATTTCTAGTTACAATAGGATAACCATTATCATCTGTTTTTATTCCCCAATACAAAACAACAATTGGTTTTGTTTGATGTTCTTTAAATCGAACACCTTCAGCTGCCGCGGTATATTTACAGCTAGGAACTTTACAACAATTTTGACCAATTCCTTCAAACTCAATTAAATCTTCAGGAAACTTAAAATATTTATTAATACTTGAATCAATATTTGAAGGAACAGGATATGTTTTTTTCATTATTTCAACAGTACCACCATACCCAATTTCTCTTTCAGCACGAAAGATTAAACGTCTAATTTTTTCGTATAGAGGTCTAATGTTTTCTATACCAGTTTCGTCCTTTACTGACTGAACTATTTCTTCAAATGGAACTACTCCTGATATCATAATATGAAATTATTATTGTTTAATCTTTGTTCTTCTATGGCTTCTTCAAAATTAACAATTAAATTAACATCAAAATTGTTTTTATATATTTTTTCAATTTTTGTTATTCTATTCCTGGTACCTGTTAGTTTTTTAAATCTACAACAAAGAAAAAATAATTCCGAAGGTCTTTGGTACCACATAAAACCAATAGAAGAGGATATTAATTTTTTAATTCCTTTATTGATAATTATACGAGGTCTATATTTTACTTTGGTAAAAACACCCGTATATAAAAAATAAGAAGGCCCTTCCAGAAAATAAATCTCTTTAAAATAAATATCAAAATATTCTACTAATATTTTTTGATAAAGAGATTTATCTACTTTTTTGGGCCTAACTCCTTTTTTTTCTCCTAGCAGAGTAGGAGGATATTTATTTTTAAATTGAGAATGAAAATATTCTAAACCAAAAACTTCAATTTTTTTTTTATTGATATTGGTTTGGTTGTCTTGGCTGCTGAGGTGCTTCGTCATTAGAGTCGGTTACTTTATCAGTTCTTACATTTAAAATAATATTATATTCTTTTGATAAAATTTTTGTTTTAATTTCTTCAATTAATTCAGATGGACAAGGATAAGGACTTGTTGTCCAATCATAATCTAAAGCATGATCTGGATTATCCAAAACACCATAAACATCAATATTTATAAATTGATTTAAATTAATACTAATTTGATTTTCTAACTCTTCAATTATTTCATTTTTTACTGGCTTTTGTCTGCCACTAATAATAAGATATTCTCCAGCATAAACAGTGGCTTTATTTCCAATCATTTTTGCTTTAGGAAGCTTTCCATTCAAAATACTTTTTAAGCTTAAATTAAACTCTTCTGAGTTTAAAACTGGAATGTTTTCTCCAACAACTTCAAATTGAATACCAAAATTATTATTTAATAATATCATTTTTGGTAATTTACGTTCAAACTGTCTAGATTTAAAAAAATCAAATTTTAAATTACCTAAATACTGAAAACATTCATCGGTAATTGTAATACCTAAAGAAGAACTTTTAGCAATGGCACTTGCTCGATATATTTTTAAGAAATTACGAACCAATCTTTCATTGATTCTATTATCATCAGATAAGTTTCCTTTTTTAACTGTTTCGATTATTGAATAAACGATTTCTTCTTCTGTTTCCATTATTTATTTCTATAAGATTGATTAATTTGAAAATCTTGTCCAGCACTTGGTTCTCCAGTATTTAATCTAAGATGATTAGCTGTATCAGCAAATAATTTTTCACATACTTGATTTGGCAAATCAACAACAACATCAGAAGTAGTTACTCCAAAAGAAGGTTGTTTAATATAAATCAAAATCAATTTTGATGGCTGAATTGTAGCATCAAGAGGAATATTTGTTTCAACATTAAAATAATTTGAAAATTGACTGATTAAAGGATAACTTCTATCAGGTTTTTTAAAAGGAGAAACACTATTAGTATTATGCTCACCATGACGTTCAATAGTTGGAGTTCTTGCTTTTAATCCATCAGTATACAAAACATTTAATGATAATTTTGTATGATAATTATTTGGCAATGTTGCCATTTTTTGAATAGCATCATCAGGATTGTTAATAAATGGAATTAAAACAGAAACCAATAAAGATCTAATATCATCAGTTATTTCCTGATTCAACTCGGCTTCTTTGGCACGTGCTCCAACAAAATCTAATGTTTCTTTTTTAAAGGCTTTAAGAACTTGAGGAAGCGAAAAATAATCTGATCCCAGTTTATCTGCTTCCTCAAGTATTCTATTGTATGCCTCATTTACAGTATATGGCATAATGATTTATTTAAAAGAAAATCCATCTGCTTTAAGTTTTGGATATAAAATCCCACTCATTTCATTATAGATTTCTAAGTTGTTTTTCAACCATTGAATAACAGTATTCTCATTTGAACCAATAGGAACATTGTTAAATTTATAAATACCATTAGACTCTCTAATAATATCAAATCTTAACATTTCTTTAAATTCATAAGAATACTTTAAATTGTCGATTTCATTAAGAACTTCATCAATTAAAGTAGCATTTAAGTTACCTGCAGCATCTTTACCTCTGGCAAACACTTTAATTTTTTGACGAAGGATTTTCTTTTCTGTAGTTTTGTTAGAAATATATCTGGCATCAAAATAAGGTAAATTAAAATAAGCCAATAAATATCTTAATCGCTCTAATGAAATACCCGTTTTAGGATTATCATCAGAAAGTTTACCGATTACTACATCAATAGTATCTTGATCATCAATTACAGACAATTCTTGTCTATCAACATTTTTCAATGTAATTGAAGGATTAGAAATCTTTTTTGCTTTTATCAATGAAGTAAGATCAATTCCTTCAACACCTACTTCCGGATGTGATATTAACCAATCAACATTTCTACGGTCCATTGGATTAGTATCAGGATACAATCTAACGGTTGGTTTGTCAATCATAAAACCTAACGTTTCTTGATTATCTAAATCAATCAAAGGAACTCTTAAACCTGTTAATGGATGGATATAAGTATTTAATCTTCTACCTCCAAAAGCTTTTGTTCCTTGAGTGTTTGAAATTTTAATTTTTAATTCCCAAACACCATTCATTCTTTTTGGATCCAGGACAACAGCTTTTAAATATTTTTGTCTATTATCTTCTGGACTTAAATTTTTTTCTTCTTTTACTTGTTCCATTTTTTTTATTTGTTAAATGATAAAAAACTGCGAGAAACAAAAAGAATCTCGCAGTTTTAAAATTAAAATTAATACAAGAATTTTGCAGCTTGATGCGTTCCTTGTGCAATAGGAAGACCAGACAAAGCACCACCATTGTATTTAGTTGTAGCTTTAATAACAGCACAACTTCTTACATCGTAAAGAATTGGTAACAATTCACTTAATGTATGAACTGAACAACCATCAAATCCTGAAGAAGCTAAATCGCTATCTTCATGAGCTTGATTGAATGAGTGCATACCATTTTCGTATTTACGTTTCAATTCTCTTCCAGAACGTGCTAATAACTCAAAATTAGAAACACCATCAACAGAAGAACAATTTAAAACATAAATATTACCAGTTCCTGTAACACCACCAGATGTATTAAACAATCCAGGATTGTTAAAAATATCATCTTGAATGAAACTAAAAGTATTACCAAGATAGTAATAGTTTGTGATTTCAAAACCAACAGTATTGTCTTTACCAGTACTGATATTGACAATGTTTGATGTCATTGTTCCTGAAGCGGTATTTGAAGCATTATTTCCATAACCAATCAATTTCTTGAAAGATGCATCAATAACACTATGACCAATCATATCACCAATACCAACAAAATGATTTCCTGCTGAACCTACTGGTGAACGTTGTCCTAAAATCATTAACAATGATTCTAATGCCAAATAAGATAAACCAGCATTTGGATCATAATCAATTGTTAAGTTTTCTTCGATTTGCGGAATCCATCCATCACCTAAAATTGGAGCGGCTAAACCTGATTCAGCTTTAAATCCAGTTAAGGTTAAATTATTTTTTCCGTAATTTTCAAACCAAGAGTGATCGGTAGCATCCATTGAAATACGTGAATATCTCAATGCAAGTTCGTTTTGCATGTGAAAAATTTTATCATTTTTCAATACTTCATCGTACTCCCACATTTTTCCACCACCTTCACGATTTTCAATCCATTGAACTTTTTGTTTCTTTGCAGAACCAGTCATAGTTAATGAAGAACGGTGAATAGAAGAATAATTAATTCTCCATTTAGAACGGTTGTAACGTTGCCACCCTCTAAGAGAACCTTCTCCAAAATAGTTACCTGATTCGGTTAATACTTCTCCGGCAGCTAAATACTCAGCTTTAAAAAGATTTGCAGTACCAACAAATTTTCCGTCAAGAACATAGTGACTTCCATCTACTGAACGTCTTGGGTGTTGTTGAATGATAAATAAAGAACCTGAACCTGAACCTAAAATGATAGAGTCATTAGGATTGAATTTATCTCCATAGATTTCATTATCTGGATCGTGCTCAATAGCAATACTACCCGCTACATCTGTAACAACAGTACTAACAGTAATACCATTAGTGTAAGTTACAGAAACAACAGCAGACATATCAGGTTGAGAATTACCAGCATCAAACCATGAACCGATTTGTGCTCCACCTGTGGCATAAGCCGGAAGCAATAAAGCACCATCATAAGCAATACGAAAAGCATTGTCCATTAAGGTATCTTTTGCTGCCGAAACAACTTTACCTGTTTGCGCACCTTTGTTGGTACGTCCTGAAGCAAACATGAATGAAGTAAATTTAGTGTAGCGCGAAAATAAGTCCATTGACTTTCTACGAACTTCAAAATATTTATTCATTTGGGAAGTTAATGAATTAGCTTCCGTGTGAATTTGAGGATTGAAATTTTCTCTCGTGCCTCTCATTAAAATTGACATACGTTTTTTGTTTTAAGATTGGTATTTTATTTTTTTACTCAAAACATTTTCAGATTTTATCTTTGACTAAATCTTCTATGTAAAATAATTTCTTTTTTAAAATTAATCATTGATCTATTTTAAAAAAGCATTTAAATTATCTTTAGCATTACCCGATGATGCTGAGCCATTGGCTTGTGTGATACTTCTACGTTGTTTACCATCATTACCCGATAGTAAAGAGAACGCATCTTTTGTTTTATCACTGTGAGTTGGCCTTTTTCCTAATTCTGAAATTTGCTTTTCATACTTAAGAAACATTGCGAACTTGGCAATCATTTCTTGGTTGTTATTAACGCTATCGAAAAATTTGTTTGATTTGATGTCTTGGTAAACATCATGAATATCTTCTTTGGTAACTGTTATACCTAAAAATTCTTTTTGTGTAAAAATATCAGCTAAAGCATTTTGCAAATCATTCGTATTTTTACGAGCAATTTCATTTTCAGAAGCAATTCTTTTATCATCTATTTGTTTTACAGCAGCAGCTGTTTTATCTTTTTGATTAAGAAGATTGCTTCTTAAAGTATCAGCCATTGAGTCTAATTGATTCAAGTCATTTAATCCTTGAATTTTTTCTTCAATATCTTCAAGAACATCTGGATCAGTAGTATCTTTTTTTTCTTGAGCAGCTTGTGATAATAATTGATTTCTAACTAAATTTTCATTATCCATTCCGATATACTTATCAAATAAGGATATTTTATTAGTTAAAATTTTGTATTCAACTTCTTCTTTTTTTGTTTCAGAATCTTCTTCTTGTTTAGAAAAACCTTTTTTTAATTCTTCAACAGATTTAAAATCAGTTCCTAATTTTTTATTAAAAAGCTCAAGATCTTTTTCGTCAAGATTTTCTTCATCTTCTTCTTCTTCTTCATTTGGATCCACTTTAAAAAGAGAATCTTTAATCTCTTCTTCCTCTTCCTCTTCTTCTTGTTCTTCTTCTACATAATCATCAAGAGAACGTTCTGGTTCAATTAAATTATCATCATCTTCATCTTCATCATAATCATTTTGACCAAGAGTTTGAAACAAATTACCTTCTAAATCTATACCATTTCCACTTGATATATCTTCATTTGGAATATCTTCATTATTTTTTTGGATAGTCATAATATTGTTTTTTTTTTTTAATTGTTTTAACAAATGTAAAAATTATTTTGATGTTTCTCTGTTTTTTGATTCATTGAGTAATAAATCTTTTTCAATATCAGCTAATTTAGTTCTTTCTTGAGAATTTAATTTATTCAATTCTCTTTGAGCCAAACCATCATTATTAATTTTTGCAACAGTAATATCTTTTTGAAACTCTTCACGTTTTAAATCAGCTTTATCTTTTTCAATAGCAGCTGTAGCTTCTTGAGCAGATTTTTGAGCATCGGCAGCAGCTTCTTGTTCTTGTTCTTTTAATTTATTCAATGCTTTAATTGCTCTCTTAAAAATAGCTTCTGATTCTCCAGCAGTATCAGCATTTAACGTTTCAATCAAAGAAAGTATTAAATCAGGAGTTGCTGCATTAGAAAGTGCTTGTTGCGCAGCTGCATCAACAACTGATTTCTTTTTTTGTTCAGCAAAGTTATCAGCAATATAAACACCAACATCTTCTTGGAAATATTCTGGATAAATTTTAAAGAATTTTGCTTTTAAATCACCAAAAATATATTGAACAATTTCTCCTTCAGAATAAGTGTGTTTTCCTTTCATTAAAACTTTGTCTAACAAATATTTAATAAAAGACTCAAAAGGTTTTACATAAATTTCTGTTCTGGCAGTCGATTGGCTAACAGCACGCTCTGTTCCAGTTGCACTTTCATACTGATCAATATTTCCTTCTCGCTGAGGTGACAATCCAAGGAACTTGCCAGCCAATTCATCAATAAGTGCAAGCATGCTGAAAATATCTTGCATCAATCCTTTTGTTGATAAATCTAAGGAAGTGAATTGATTGAAATTATATCTTGATTGTTTATCAGCAGAATTGATAATTAAAAATTGGTCTTTTTTTGTATGATGCATAACGCGATTAATCGCATTTTCATAACCACCTGATTTTAAAAATTGTTTAGGTATTTGTGCGGCATCATAAACCAAAACACGACCATTATTTCTACGCATGGCTAAACGTAATTCAAATAAACATTCTGATGCAAAATCTTGAAGTTGTAATAATTTGTAAGCTGCTGAACGCATTTGCATACTACTCAAATTATTATTTCTTCGAATAGCTGCTACGAAAATACTATCGTTTTTAGGATTATCAATTCTAGAAGCACGTTCATTGTCAACACCCCATTCTAAAACTAAATCTGGACCACACATCAAACAATGTCTTTTTTGCTGAACCCAGATAGATTTTACATTATCATTTTTACGTTTTTTATAATCATCTGGAAGATTTTTATAAATTTCTTTTCCTGTTTTTGAATTGATAGAAACTTTTACAGAAACTTTCTTCTGTGATATCCAAACCATTTCTACGCATCGAATACGTAAATTATTTTTATCACCACTTATCCAATTTCCATAATTAGTATCCATACCACCTAAACCAACACCTAAACCATCTTCAGAATTCATGGCGCTTGTTTGGCTTACGTTTAAATAACTTTTTAAAGTTAATTCTTCTTCAGTTGAAAGCTCATAAGTATTTATAATTTCATTATAAGAAAGAACTTTATTAAAAATCAAATATTGAGGATTGTCTTGGATTTCAGCATCAGGATCAAAATCTAATTCTGTTTCAAAAATATTTAATTTTCTAATAAATGGACTACCATCTTTTTCTTCGATGTAAGCCATACATTCATCATACAATAAAAAATCTAAATATAAATCTTTGATTTTATCAACTTGTTTTTTAGATATTAAAACCTGGTTTAAAATATTATCAGAAACTTGTTCTGAAACAGTTTTATATCCTTGTTCAAAAAACTCTTCAATATTAGGAGGTAATTCTTTATCTGGAGAAGCTGTTTCTGGAGTAAAACCAAGTTCAGGATCTAGTTCTTTGTTAACGTCTCTCAAAATATCCTCAGCAATCATATCAAACATTTCGTTTAATTTTTTAGTCTGAGCCTTTTTATTGATTACATACGTTTTACGTTTCACACCACGAGTCATAAACTCACCAATCATTTGTTCTAACTTACTTTCCACAAGTGGATAGTCAATCCATTCCATTCCTAAACTAAAACCATAAGGTTTAGTAATAGGATCTGAATTTCTATTATGTTGTTCTGATTGCTGACAACTATAAGCAAGCCAACATTTCATTTGCATTTCTCTTCTTAGTGAAGGACTTCTTGTGGAATCCATAGTCACAAAGTTTCGAATATGGGCTTTGTGCCATTCTTCATCTTTTAAATTTTCTGCAATTTTTTGGTTGGTAAGAATATAGGAATTCATAGTGCTTGTATTTTTAGTAAAATTATTCTTTTTTTATGAATCTTTTATGTTTCTCAAAATTTCTTGTTGAATTAAATCTTCAAAAGAGTTTTTGCTATTTTTTTCAAATGACTTTTTAATTTCTTCTAGTTCTTTTTTATGTTGATTTCTTTTTCTTAAAATCTCCTGACGATCATAATCGTTTAAATGAACATCTGGATTAAATACTTCTAATTGATTAACTTCATGGCCACTATACGTTCTAGTAACAACATTACCATTTTTATCAATATCATAGTAAAGCATAGAGTCAAAAACATTTTCATCAGTACCATCATAATCATCATCATCTTCTACTGTCTGCTCAAACATTTCTAGTTTGAACAAAAGAACCATGACATAAGCCATAGCAATATCGGTATTTACATCGCCATAATCAATAAGATCTAGCAATACATTTTTAAACCAAATATTTTCTGAGTTATTTTTAACTTCTGATTTAAGTAATTTTGTTCCTAAGATTTTAACATCTTCAGTCATACGTTGACCAAATTTGTTTTGTGCTTTTGAAGGACCTAAATCTTTTCTTAAATCAGGACGTTCTTTAAGCAAATGTTCGCCACCGACATCAATGATATAATTAATAATTGCAATTTTAGAATATTCAACTAATATTTCTAAATTATAATAAATTGCTAGTTTAACATTATTTTCATAAAAAGTATCGTCATTAGTTGAATCGCCACGTTCAGCCAATACTGCAATAGGTAAATTAAATTCTCTACTTGGCCCTGCATAAGTACGAAAAACAACAGTTGCTCCATCAGAAGCTGTTTTAGAATCTTCATCAACTTGATCATCATAACTATCACAACCTGCAATATCAGGTTTATGATCCATATCATCATGATTTATTGGATCGGCTATTTTTTGAATAGTTCCATTTTCATCATCAACCCAGCGCAGTTTTGATTTATTTTTTATTCTAATTTTAGTTTTTTCTTTGGTGTCTTTACATCTCCCCAAAGCTTTAATAGTACGTTCATCATCTATCCAGTCCAAACGACCTTTGCGTACATCATAAGGACAAAGACCTTCATCAATAACCATCATTTGATTATTTAACTTAACGCGATCAAGTACACCTCCTTTTGTTTTTATAAAAATTTCTGATTCTTTAATTGGATAAGATTGGATATGTTTGGTAATACCCTCTTTAGATTTAGAAGCAATTTTACGTTGTTCTAATATATGCTTAAGTGCAGCATCCTGATTGGTACGTCCTGTTCTTAAGTCAAAAAATGATGGTCCTTTTATTCCTGTTTTTTCATCAATTTCTCCATCACCTGGATAATATTCGTAAGCTGGAATAAATACTTTTTCAAGATTATAGGCTTTGTGATTTTCCCACATATCCATATATCCTTTTGAACCTTTTTCAATTTGACCTCCGGTACCAAAAATGATAGGAGTACCAAACTGAATAGAACCTTCTTTAAAACAAGGTTCTGTTGATTTATAAGATTGAATTAGATTTTGAAACAAACCAGCTTCTTCAAAAACTACAGCTGACATCGATGCTCCCTCAAATCCAGCACTATCAACAAACATGGTACGAATCAACATTTCAGATTCTAATCCACATTCAATTTGTTGTTTGTTAACAATATCATGATAACCTAATTTCATAGATTTATCATTTTTCCAAAGTCTAGCCGAAGCGTATTCAGGTCTTACATTTTTAAATAAAGAAAGTACCTTGTCGTAAAAGCCATCGGCTTTGTCTTGTTTACCAGCACAAATACCAACACGGTTTTTAACGTGCATAGTCATTTCGTATTGTAACTGAATTGCTCCAAATTCGGATAATCCAACACGGCGGGGTTTACCGACAATAATACCATATCTATTTTTTTTGGCATCATAAACAATTTTAAAAAGTCTATTGTCTAATTCTCGATAATATGGAGAGTGCATTCTTTTTCTGCTTTCGCCCTGGACTAACATTTCAATTTGATTCATATTCAAATGAAAATAATGTTCTCCAGTAATATCATTCATTCCTTTTGGCTTAAATCCAAAAAGACATTTATCATCTTGATCATCCCAAAAATCATCATAAGCTAATGTTCCTGGACGTAATGTTTTAGAATATTTTATAATTTTTTCATCATATACTAAAGGACTAAATCGTTTAGCATCATAAGTATGATCAAGAATAGTAACAGCCATAGTATTGTTTTTTTAAATAGAAACAGCTTTCACAAATAAATGGAAAGCTGTCTCAAGAAACAAATAAAAAAAAATTGCCAATTAAAGTTCTGAAAGTGATGCAATCAATTTTTTTGATTCTTCAGTTTCCGGTAACGTACCGATATAAGCAAGTAAAGCAGTTGCCTGTTTTCTTAAGCTTGCAATTGATTTTTTATTTGATTGGATAATTAATTCATAATGTTTTCTCTCTACTGGATTTAATGGTTTTTTAAAAACCAATTCTTCAGTAGGCGCTTCTTCTGTAACTTGACTTTGATTATTTGCAGAATCATTAGAGAAAGCTTCTTCAGGAGATAAAGGTGTTTGTTTTGCTAAAAAATCATCTTCAATTACAGGAGCTGCTGGTAAATCATTTTTCAACAATTCTAGATCTTGTTCTGCTTCTGATTTTTCTTCAACAATAGGAGCTGCTAGAACAGGAGCATTTTCCTGAACAGGTTCTTCTGGTTTATTTTCTTCTACTACTGGAACATCAGGAATATTATTTTTTTCCTTTTTTATTTCCGGTGGTGCCGGCGGCGCTTGGAGGTTTTGCGATTCCTGGAGGGGGTTGGATTCCTTTTGCTCTTGATTCGGCAAGGTCTCTTGTTCTTTGTTCTTCAAGCTCTCTTTCTTTGGCTTCGGTTTCTCTTCGTTTTCTTTCATAATAAAATGATTTTGGATCTAAAATTTTAATTTCTAATCGTAATAATTTGTAACCATTTCTAACAGGACTTTCTGCAAATGTATCTTTATCTCCATTTTTTTTATCAAAAGAATCATTCAGATCATTAATATTTGCAAGTTCTTTTAAAAGAGTTGTTTTTTGATAAGTCGTTTCAGCGTTCTTAATTTCTTCAAGTTTAGTGATACGTAATTCATTCAACAACATTTTTTCTTCTAGAACTGGATTAGGCTGTAATTGTTTATAATTAATACAAGCAAGTTGTATTTCATCACAATTCCAATTTAATGCCTTCCTATTGTTAAAAACAATTTCCATTGCTTTTAAAGGTCGTTCTTTCTCACTATAACTTTTTATAATAGAACCATAGTCCATCACTAAAGCTACACAAGTCAAAGCCCGTAAACCATACCCTTCTTTATTTACAAGAATCCTGAAAGACTCGATAGCTAAATACCCATCTAGTTCCGCATCTTCTTTTATTAATCCCGTAAAAGAATTCAATTCTAATAGATACATCAAAAGTATGTTTAATTTTTAATAAATACAGAATATTTTTTTAAAGCATAATCATGAATTAAATTAGCATACTGTCTTTTCTCTACAAAAATATCAAATCTTTCAGTAACAGCTTTGTAAATATTTTTTTTTAATTCATCCGGAAATGCTAAAGTAAATAATTCATTTAGATAACCAGCTTTGTATTCTGACTTTTCTCTATTTAATATAATATGCTTTGGAATGTAAATTTTAGGGTAAGAGGTAAACAAAAGCCCTCTCAACTGAGCCTTTTCAGGCTCGGTTAAAAGGGAAGGATCTTTTATTTTATTATTATTGAGTAATATCATCTTTAGCGATTGACATAGTAGGATTTTCTTCTTTAGATTTATTTTCAGTTAAAGTTTTTTGAATTAAATCTAATCGTTCTTTGTTTTTATTAGCAACAAAAACATCAAATTCTTTGATAAGGCTTTGACTTCGGCGAATACCAAATTTCATTCCCAAATCTTTTTTCATCCTTAAATCTAATTCTTTTTGAATTTCAACGTATTTTTCATCGGATTCGGCAAGAGCAGCTTGAGATTTATTATAAATTGTTTGAATTTCTTCTTGAGTACAATTACCATCAGTTATTGCTTGAGAAATTTCCGTTTGTATCGCAAGATTTGATTGAATAATATTTTCAAGAATTGTAGAATAACTTAGTAAAACTGCAGTATGGGTATTTGATAAATCCATTTTTTTAATTGTTGTGTGTTTCCACGATTAAACATTCAGTCGAAAGAACAGTAAGAGCAATACTAACAGCATTTCTTAAATAATTTTTGATTCCATCTACTGGATCAATAATTCCAGTTTCATATAGATTTTCAAACTGTCTGGTTTTAGCATTATAACCTTGTTCGAAAGAAATCTTTTCTCTGATTTCATCTATGTTATCATGAAAAGAATTTTGTAATATTTCTTTAAAAGGCTTTCGAAGCATTCTATGAAAAGCTAATTCATATTCATTACAATCGTTAAAATCTTTTGATAAAAGAACTAAACTTTGTCCACCTCCTATAATCACTTTTCCATTAAGAGCAGCTTTACAAGCGCGATAAGCATCTTGTACTCGATGTAATTTTTCTTTGATTTCAATTTCAGAATCACCTCCGACATAGAAAGTAGTAATTCCGTTTTTCATTTTATCAACACGTCTTAACATTTGCAAAGAATATGATACTTGTTTTTCTTCTTTGGCGGCTAATTCAATCAAATGAATATAATCATCTAGAATTTCTTTTTGTGTTCCTTCAGGCTCTCCAAAAATAGTATATCCTTGCTTTACAATAACATTGAAAGCTTCTCCAAATTGTGTATCAAATTCATCAAAATATTTTATTGGTTCTGCTCCTGTGTAATTATGAATATCATTAATTAGATTATCATATTCTTCATTTCTTAATTGATTTTTAATTAAACAAATTTTATTTTCTCCATTATTAAAATCAACAACATTAAGAACATCTTTTGAAAAATCTTTGGCAAAAATAATTGTCGGCAACAATGTTCCGTTTTTAGGAAAACGTTCAATCATTTTAATCATTTCTTTTCTGTCTGTAAATTCATTATCATAAAGAACTACACGACATTTTTTTGCTTCAAAAAAACCACTTATTGGATTATTAGCAAATTTTCTATCCATATACCCCAGGTCCAAAACATAACCTTTGATTATATCAACATAACTTTTTCCGTCAACACTTTCAACAATATTAATATAACCATCTTTTCCTGTATTGTCAAAAGCTTTTTGAAATAAATCAGCAATTTCATGATCATTGTTTGACGAAGTAAAAGCTACTTTTTTAATTTCAGATAATGGAAGAACAATACTTTTTTCATCTAATAATTCAAAAATATTTTCTAATTCTCTTTTTACATTTTGTCTAAAAATATGTTCTGAAAAACTTTTCATAGAAGTTTTTAATTCCATTCCTAAAACAATTAATTCTCTACAGAGAACTGAAGCAGTTGTGGTACCATCACCATTATCAAAATCTGTTTTGGTAGTTACTTTTTTGATTAATTGAATTCCCGTGTTAACAACTGGATCACTATGATCAATACTACTTCCAACAGTAGCTCCATCTTTTGTAGCAAAAGGATCTGAACCATCAGCGTTATTTATAATAACAAATTTTCCACTTGGTCCCAATGTACTTTTTACAGCATCAGTGTAAAGATCAATTCCTTCAACTAATTTCTCTTTACTGTTCTTTAAGTAAATTTGTTTTGACATGTTCTGATTTTAAATGATACTGAATTTGACTAGCATCGATTATACAATACGTTATTCCTTCTATTTGAGTTTCCTGAATGAAACGATGATTAAATTTTACCAAATCACCTTTGGCTAAATTATCATTTCCATTTATTACTTCAAAAAAAACATCTGAAGTATCTTCTGGATCAATTTTTTTAGTAGTAGCATATTTGACTTTTTTGGTCAAAATATTACCATTATCCATTATTACTAATTCTGCTAACATTTTATTTTTGTTTTTATATTTTTCTTTTTTTTCTACCATTAAACAAACTATAATTAGTGATAAGAGAATGGCAAATCCTATACTAAATTTTAATCCCGGAGCACGCTTTTTAGGATGCTCTAGGATTGTAGTATTTGTGTCAAAAAGCTTAGCCATTATTCCACTTTTTTAAAATTTTTACCTGTTTTAAAAATGTTAAACCAAGCGCTAATGTTTTTAGTTCTTGTAGCTTCAGTAAATTCCAATTCTTTTACTGGCCAATAATTATATTTAGCACCACGATGGAATTCAATAACAATCATATCAACAGAATCTTTTATTTCAGGATCTTTAGGAACCCAACCAATAGCTTTTAAATTACTACTTTCAACGGGAACCATTTTTACTTTTTCCATAATGAATTATTTAAAGTTAGCTTTTACAGCATGCATAGCAGCTTCTTCATAAGCTGTTTGAGCAAGTGCAATTGATCTATGTTTTTCTCCAGAGCAATTTTCATCTAATCGCATTGATTCACATAAATCAATTAATGCTGCAGAAGATTTTTTAATTTCATCTACACGAGGATTGTTAGATGGATTAAAAGAAGCTTGAACTCTATTCATTCCAAGAGTAAGTTCTAATGGAGTAGCTTCTTGCTCTGATTTCTTTTTAAAATAATCAGCAATAATATTTTCTTGGTCAACAGTAGGTTCAACTACAAACCATTCTTCTTGATTTTTAAATTTTTCGTAAGGTGTATCTAAAACTTCTTGTGTTTTAGCAAATACCAAAGTCTCTAACGATTTCATATCCTTAAACCAGAATCCAAACCAGCCAGGAAGAGCAATACATTTGCCATCATTCAAAAACTTTTCAGCTTCTTCATAAGTCATTTTTTCTGTTTTAGGTAATTCATTTTCTAAATTAATACCATCAATGTAATCAGATAAAGAGTCTTTTGCAACAAGAAGTTTTGCAATAACAACAGTTAATTGCGGATGCGCACCTAGTAATTCAATTTTATTAATAGCTTCTTGAATTGAAATTTCTTCAGGTGACAATAAATCCAATCGGTTCCGTCTTGGAATTTTATTTTGATCATTCATAATTATTTCAGCACTTAACCTTGCCATCGGGTTTATAGTTTGTTTAAAAAATTATATAAATCTCTGTCATAACGTGCATCCTCTAGGGCATGATGCTTTTTAGAAGCTTCTTGCTTTGGATAATCAGGATGTTTTTTTAATTTATCTAAAGAAATTCCTTCATGCCCCCAAGTACTTAATTCAACATCTTTCCATGTTTTTGAAATATAAGTATTCACTATTTGCTGAATATCATTACAATACATCGGAAAACCTTTTGGTAAATCAATCATTTTTCCAAATAACCAACAAAATACTACCCAGTCGTAAGAACAATAATCAGCGTAGAATTCAACAGGAAATAAATGTTTTACCTGATCCCAATTAGCAATAGTATCCGGATTATTTATTTGGCTGGTTTTATAAACAAATGATTTTATTTCTTCAGCAATTTCTTTATTGGTTTTTCCATAACGACAAAGCAATCTTTCAAGATTATCAAAAGTAAATGACGTATTCAAATCATGAAAAGCAATATCTTTTCCAGATAATTCATAAAATATTGGTTTCAACACATTCTCACGTATCCAGTACACTTTTCTTCCTGAAAATTGATGATATTTTTCAAATGATGTTTGTTCTGCAATATCAAATCTATACCAAGCTTCTTTCAAATTAAAGTCTTTTGAAATAGCATAATACCCCCGTCCATCCTCAGCCACAATACCAATCGATATTAAATCAATCGTTGGCTTTGTATATCCAACATTAAAACCTAGAAATCTTTTCTTCTGAGGCCCTTCAATGAATTCTGTGTCTAAAAAATATTTCATAATTATAATTTACTTGTTTCTATCATATCGCTCCCATGCAAAAAAATCATCCTCGTCCCAGTCATTATGAAAATCAACCGCCGAAGAATAAGGAAGAATAACATGCTCCAAATCTTTTCCTCTCATATCATCAGAATGAGAAAAATCACCCATAAATTGCTTTTTATAATATTCTTGATCTTCAATCATTCTTTGAATATACGGTTTCATTGAAAGATCAAGAACATTAATATCAGACTCTTCATCAATAGAATCTGAAGAAGCAACAATATTAAACTTTTCATTTTTTTGCCACATATCATAAAAATGACTTCCAATAGTATCATGACCACCCGTGCCAATAATCATTACCTTACCAAAATTCTTATTGTGATTTAATCTTGGCATAGCAGCTTCCCATAGTTTTTTATCATAGCCATTCAACATTGCCGTATCAGGATCTCCATAACCAAATAATCTTCTGTTCAATTCAGCAATATCATAAGGCATTTTCCCTAAAACCCCAGTAACAGATTGTTCTGAGGTTGGTTTTAACTTCTTTTTTTTAGGAATATATCCTAATGACTTTCTTTTATCACGCTTAGACATAATAACTATTTATTATAATTTGTAAAATTAATTTGCGCCCGAGGATTACCTACCGCATTTCAATCCAATTCCCTATTAGTTATCCTAGGTTCTAATAAAGCGCAGCATTTCGGGCGCAAATTAATTCTTTATTGTGGAGAGTGAAGGACTCGAACCTCCGACCTTACTTCGGCGACTCGCTTTGAAGTTTCCCCCGCACGACACAATCCGAAATACACTCTAGCCAACTGAGCTAACTCCCCCTGGGTGGCATCCCAAAACTCATTGCTAAGAAAACTGGCCATGTAGCTTTTTTTGATAACCTGTAAAATCAATCTCTATATGTGCCTGAGCCAACCTTTCCTCATACAACTTTCTTTCATAACTACTCCTAGAATGAATCTGAGGAATATAACTAAAAAGCAACCATATTGTATCAAGATAAAAATGAATAGCAGAAGAATCAAATCCCTTACACTCCATATTCCATATCAAATCAGGTAAACTTTCTCTAGACATATCAACTATTATTATTTAGTATAGATTTTTTTAAATATTGGATTCATATTTAAATCATCAATTATCATTGACTTTTCTTTTAAATATTTTTCTAAGTTTTGAAACCATTCTTCTTTTGGTTTGTCTAAAAAAACATAATCAGATTCAAACAATAGATCTTTTATTTCACTAATCTTAAAACCTTCCGAATGAACTGTTTCAAAAATTAAATCATAAATATTTAAATAATCCGTTTCTCCTAACATAACTTATAAATTATTATTAACTTCACAAATATATGCAATTATTGCACACACACAACAACCGATGTAAAATTATTTTACAAAACAAAAAAAGCGATACCATCCCTGATACCGCTTCCCTTACTAATTCAAAACTCTAACGCCACACAACTAGCATTCAAAGAACATCGCAAAGATATGCAAATATTACACATACACAAATACTAGATAAAAATAATTTTGTCACAAATACTTACTATATCTGTGACAACCCCAATAACCTCCAATACCACAAACACTAGCCTACAAACATATATATCGCGAATAAAAAATACATAAGCAATATTTGCATCACATGAAATAAAAAAAATAATATGCGGGGGGATGGCTTATATACAGAAACCCCCGCCCCTTGTTCCAACTTCGAAGGGGGGGGGGTGTAAAAACAAATTAAAAAAGTAGTAGAGATTAACTAATCCCTCTACAGATATAAACTATGACAACAAACGCAGACGTTGCAGCAGCAACACCACAAATCAACGGGAAAGACGTAGCCGTTCACACAGTTAAAACTATCACATGTGGCGCTCACATCCTATTCACAGCTATAGCTTTATAAAATGGAACACCAAATCATTAAAAACCCAACACTCTTTGTCCTTGTAGGCTGTGAATAGGCTAATGATTGCTTAATGTGGCTAATTAATTTAATATTAATTTGAATATTAATTGTAGGCTATTGTTTGGTTGTTCAAGGGCAGCCATATTGTTAGGGCACACCGCACTACGGATGCTGGGTTTGTTTGAATTGATTGTTAGGCTATAGTTTTGCTATAGCTTATATTATTTGGATAGGGTAAAAAAATTTGATATTTACGTACTGTATGGATTTATATTGTGTGTAAAAAAGTATCTCTAAACAGTAATAAGCGCAGAAGTTGTAAAAATGTTAGGTTAGCCCAGTGATAGTAAGGGTTACAGCGATTTTACAGAACTACGATTTTTCGTAGTAATAGGGGGGTAGTTTACTTCGATTTTTCGTAGTTATAGCAATTTTTTAATTTAATAAATAGAGTATTATGAGTAAAGAACATATAATTAGTATTGGGTCTGCTTGGATTAAATTCAATGATAAGACTAATAAATGGGATGTTAAGTTTTTAATTAACAACAAGGTTAAATGGGTAAGAGGATTTAGTACAGAATCGGATGCTACGATATGTGCTGAGTCTTATTTTGGATAAATAAAAACAAATTAAAAAAGTAGTAATAATTACAAGCAAGACGATGAAGACCATTTGTCCCAAGAGTTGGCATTATAGTATTATGAGAACAGTATTAGTTGGAACAATTAATGTTCAAGAAGTAGAGCAATCATTGGTAAATGAATTGGCTAGTGTGAGAGAGAGTCTTCATGTGTTGGTAAATGCTAAACCATTTGGTGAGCATAGTGATCAGGATTTGGAGGATTATGTATCGTTGCGTAATCAGGAAGAGTTATTAAAACTACAATTATCATAAGTTATGGCAAGACGTAGAATAAATAGTTTGAGAGTTGATGTATCAACACAAGCGCAGCGTATTATCAGAGCATTGTCATTGATTTATGAAATCAGTTATAGTGTGGTTAGAAGTTATTACTACATGTTCGGTGAAGATGTAAGAGTAGTAAAGATTCATTTAAATAGAATCTATCAGGTAGGTAATGAATTAGAAATTATAAATTAGTATTGATATGAAAGACAGAAGAATTAATGTTTATATCTATGCAGCAATATTCATTGGTGCATTAATCATTGGTGGTAATGTTATTGGCTATGTATTTACAGGCTTCATTACGTTAGCATCATTTGTATTCCTGGTAGAATCTATTCCGGCATTGAAATGGTTTGTGGCCAAAACAAATGCTTTAGTAGATATTGGTATATTTTGCTTTGCAATATATGCGAAGATACATTTCGGAGTAACAATTGCTATGGCATTATTGTTTGCTGGTATTGGCTATACATTGTTGTATGCTCCATACATTCGTGAAACTTATAATAATTCTAAAAAAGAAAAATAATGAAAATAATTGCATTACTGTTAATAGCTATAGTATCATTTTTGGTTGGGAGTTATTACAATCAAAATTGCTCTATTGATAGAGCAAATGAATTATTAAATTCTAATCAAAAAGAATTTACATCGTTAGATATTCGTTATGTAGCGATAGGAGAATAAAAACAAATTAAAAATAAAATATATTATAATCGGGCACATAAAATAAGACCCATAATACTGACGAGTTACGTACAATTATTATGAAAACAACAATCACAAAACAACAAGCACAATCAGCAGGAGTATCAACAGTAAAAGCAATTGTCTATCCATTGCATTTAGTAGCTCAAACCACAGCTGATTTATTGGCTATTGGACAAGCTCAAGCTATCAAAGCTATTGATGGTACAGAAGTATTCGAATCAATAATGAATTGTCAATCTTGGACTCAAGAACAACAAGCTAAAGTGGTATCAAAAGCTATGGCTATTAAGGAAAAAATGGATCGTCAACGCGATGCAAATATAAAACAAGACATTGAAAAATTCAAAGCAAAGCTGGATAAATTGGAAGGAGTAGAACATATTAATGAAATGAAACATGGTTACTATGATCAACAATTTCCTCCATTAGATAGAATAGAAAACTTCAATGAAGTAGCTACATTCAATCCAGTAATTGAGCCAGCAGTTGAATCTGTTATTTCTGATAATGACTATCATGGATTAACTCCAACAGATAAAGATTTAGCTGCTATGGAATTAAGAACGAATAGACTTATTGATCATGAAAAATCATTTAAAGAAACTATTATTCCAGCACCACCAGTTGAGGCGCCAAAGAAAATACGTGCTCCTAGAAAACCTAAAGAACAATCAGTACCGTTAATGACTGTTCCAGTACCACCAACTTCAATAGTATAATTATCATTAGAATTAAGCGGTCAGGCAATTGGAAATAGGTTATCACTTCATTGCGTTGCGGGTTCGAATCCCGCATTGCCTACTAACCAAGTCCTAAACAATTAGGCATTAAAGCAGTTCCTTGCTCTGGACAATAAAAGCAAGCTATATTATGAATACAGTTAAATTCATCGGAAACGCAGGAAAAGAACCAAGAATCACAACATTACCATCAGGTGATATCGTAGCCAATTTTAATATTGCTACTAGTGAAACATTTCAAAACAAAGAAGGAAACACTGAAACCAAAACAGAATGGCATCCAATTGTAGCCTGGGGAAAAACTGCTGAAGCAATTCAGAAATTTGTCCGAAAAGGATCTTGTGTTGTGGTTAAAGCGAAAGCTGTCAACCGTAAGTATGAAAAAGAAATCGAAGTTCCAGTTTCTAAAAATAAAACAATTAAACATAAAATTGAAGTGTATGCTACAGAATACCAAGCATACAACATTACAGTAATGGATTAAATAAAATTATACCTCTTGGGTGTAAATATCCAAGAGGTTATATATTTTTGTTCTATGAAGAAGAAACAAGTAAAAAAAATAACAGCTAAAAAAGTAATTGATGTTAGTGTATATCACAATGAAGAGACAGGGGAACTCTTGTCTTCTGAACTGGGTAAAGGATCCACAATAACAGTCAATGAAAAAACAAGTAACGTAACCATTGATTACGAAGACTATGCTACCATTTCAACACAGGCTATGTTTTTACTTATGGAAGTATTAAACAATTCAGATCTAGCCAATACATTGAAAATGACATTGTGTGCCAAAGGACCATTGAGCCTATTATACAATGAGAACAATCAACTTCATTCTAATGAAAGTTTAAAAAAGTATTTAGACATATCGTCTGAATCTACATACTTCGCCCTAATCAACAAACTAATCAAGGTTGGTGTATTGTATCAGGTGAAAGGATTAATATACGGCAAAGTCCGTAAAATCTACATGATCAATCCATTCTTAAGTAAAAAAAGAAAAGTCTTTGATGAAAAGGTAATTGAAGTATTTCAATCATTCGACAAAACCAATTAAAATGAAAAACGATGAAGAGATAATCACATCAAATCAATTGGTATTAGATTTTGATGCCAAAGAAATTGTTCCCGAAGTTATTATTCCAGAACCCGTTTATGTTGCTGAAGTTATTCCTGAAAAAATAGAACCTGATTTCATACCAGGTGATATAAATAACATTGCTAAAATGTTACCATTATTATATCATGGACAACATCAAAACGTTGCTTTCGCTGAAAAAAGATTTCAAGAAGGCAAAGGTGTTATGTTTACTGATGGAACAGGAACAGGTAAAACATTTACTGGTTGTGGAATCATTTACAGATTCTATTACCAAGGTAAAAAAGAAATTGTTATTGTTGTTCCAACAGATCAAAAATGTATTGACTGGATAGAAGAAGGAGCCAAGCTTGGCCTTTCCATTTATCACATTCAAAACACAAAAGATCCTGGCTTTGAAATTACAGTGACAACTTATGCTAATTTCTATAAAAACGAAGCCTTATTAAAAAGGCTTTTAGATTTATTAGTATATGATGAATCACATTATCTTGGACAAAATGCTTCTGGAATTGAAACAAGTTACTTTGAACAGCATAAAAAAGTAGCCAACTTGCCTACAGCATGCAGAGAACGTGCTCGTGAAATGCACCAAGAATTGAAACCCAATTACGATGGATCTACCAGTTGGTATGAACAATCAAAATACTATGAGAAAATCATTCAGCTTACCGTAGAACGATTTGTAATTCAAACCAAAGTAGTATTCTTATCAGCAACACCATTTGCTTATCACAAATCAATTAAATATGCTGACGGTACATTGCTTGAGATAGAAGAAAAACTGATTGTTGAACAAAAAAGCTACAGAAACTATAATGAAGCGCCACCATTTGGTGATTTCTTAGTAACTAACTTTGGGTACCAAATGAAATATGACAAAGTAACAATACCTGAAAGCGGTGTTGATGTCAATTTATTGGAAAGACAATTCTTTGAAAACATGAAAGAAAAAGGAATCATCAGTACTAGAGTTTTAGAACTAGAACAAGATTACTCAAGAGATTTTGTAACGTTGGATTCTGATATTGGAGATTTTATTAATGAAGGAATGGAAGAATTTTTCACTCCTAATTTTCAAAAAACCTTTCCAATATTATATAATAAGTTTTCAACGAAGTACAATTATATGTACATTAATCAGCTATTGGAATGTATAAAAGCCAGAGAAGTAATTCCAAGAATTCAACAACATTTAGATTTAGGTAGAAAAGTTGTTATTTTCCACGCTTACAATCATGCAGCAGTAGAACATCCATTTCGTTTTAGTGCAAGTCGATTATTAAAAAGTGATGAAAAAATACTTATTCCAAAGCTAACAAGAGAAATAGAATTGTACCAGAAATTATATCCTGAATACTATAATTTAGATTTATCTTCATTAGAAAATGTACGCGATGTTATTGTAAAAGCTTTTCCAGATACAAAACAATTTAATGGTACCATTCCTAAAAAGAAAAGACAAGAATCGTTGAAAGATTTCAATAACGATTATGGAAATACCAATATATTATTAGTTCAAAACAAAGCAGGAAAAGAAGGGATTAGTTTACATGATAAAACAGGATTATATCAACGTGTTCTAATACAATTAGGATTAGCAACAGAACCTACAGGATGTATTCAAATTGAAGGCAGAACGTACAGGGATGGAGTTAAGAGCAATGCGCCTTATGAATACATGACTGTTCAAACTACATTTGAAAGGATTGCTTTTGGAGAAAAAATAGCAACACGTTCCCGAACAGCTGAGAATTTAGCAATGGGGAATTTAGCAAGAAATCTAGAAGCATCATTCAAAGAAGGATATTTAAATTCTAGTCATAAACCTCCATCATTGGAACAAGGTATTGGTGGCAAAGCAATGGATAAATTCAATAATGATATTACTCCATTTGACAAAGCCATTACGTATTATTATTCCAGAGCCAAAAGAAATTCTAAAACAAAAGCAAAAGAAGGTGGTGATTATTTCGCTACTCCAGAACCATTAGGATTTAAAATGGTTCAATGGGCAAAACCTTGTCCTAACGACAGAGGATTAGAACCTAGTGCTGGACATGGAGCAATTGCAAGATTTTTTCCAGGAGATACAACGAATCATTTTATCGAACAAAATATAAATCTAACAGGAGAACTATGTATTAACTCTACAGGTACTGTAAAAATAGAAGATTTTGAAATTCATAATTCGATTAACAAATATGATTTTGTTGTAATGAATCCACCATTTGGTTCTTCAGGTAAATTAGCTATGGATCATTTAGAAAAAGTAATGGTTAAACATACTGAAAGATATCATGGTAGAATTATCTCTATTGTACCTTCAGGACCAACAATGGATAAACGATTGCAACTGTTTTTAAAATCAGAAAAAGGAATGAAGTTTTATATTAAAACTGAAATTCAATTACCATCATGTGTGTTTACAAGAGCAGGAACAAATGTTTCAACAAAAGTATTGGAAATAATAAAAGTAAATCATCAAGATTACAAAGAAGAAACTAGAAAGATTGATTTATCTCATATTGAATCAATTAAAGATTTCTTCGAAGAAATTCGATATCTTGAAATATAATTTTTCATATCTTTGATTGTAATCTAAAAAAAAAATTATGCCTGATACTACTAAAAAAATTTACGCACCTTATGGCTCTGACAAAGTAGACATAAATGATAAGGGCTTGGCTTCTCCAAAAGCTTATCCGAAAACAAGAACGATGGGTACCAATAAAAAAAATGGTAAACCAACAATTACTGTTACTGACAATGCAACTAAAAAAATGTTGTTCTCTAAAGATGATGAAGCTCCTAATGGTGCCAAAGAATCCAATAGATTTAAAGCAGACTCTACAAATTATGTAAACAATGCTATTAAACAAGCTGAGAAAATTAATATTGGAAAAGTTGCTTCCGAAAACGCTAGAGCATTTGTTGGAAAAAAATAAAACAAATTAAAAATTAAAATTATTTAAAGCTGTAGTTTGATCTACAGCTTTTTTTTTGTTTAACTAAATCCTAATGGTATGAAGAAAATTATTCGAAAGACAGAGGTTTACAGTCTTCAAAAAGTAAATGAACGAATTGAGTATTACACTCAAAAAGCTATTCTTATTAAAGAAGAACAAGCAACGATAATTAACTCAAAGCTTTTGAGTTTCTGGACAAATTATAAATCAATTCATTATCCTGAGTAAAATGCAAAGCTATTTAATCCTGGCTATAATGATAATTTTATTATTGTTAAAGCAAAATTATTATCTCAAAAAACAAATTAAAAAAATAAATGCTGACCATAAAAATGCTTTGAGAACAATGCATGTAAATAATGAGCTTTATGAGGTAAATCAGAATTTAAAAAATGAATTAAATGTTTGTTATTATAATTTAAATAATTACAAACAAGAATTAGAACGACAAAGAAAAATCAATGTTGATATAGTATTAAAATACAACAGTATTCGCGAAAGCGTTATTGATGTGCCATTAAAACATGGTCGATTCTTTGCCGTTAAATTAGCCAAAGAAAAAGTGTTATTGCACTTTAGTGAAAATTAATAATTAAAAACAAAGTCCTGAAATAAGGCAACACACATGGGAGCAGGAAATCCACTATTAAGAAGTTTTGATCCGGAATTGTATCAAGATAAAACGTATTACATTGATTTTGTAAAAGCAACTGATTCAAAAGATGATGATGATTATTTAGCAGCTCAAGATCATTTAGATTTCTTTAAATGTCTTGACTTTATTGATATATCATTTGATTTTTCAGATGATGTACATAAAGAACTAAGCGGTGAATCCAGAGGCTTTGCAGTTGTATTAGCTCAATTCGAACACGGAATGTTACTTAGCACTTCTGATTCTGAAATAAATCATTATGCTATAGGTATGGTGCCTAATTTCAAGTATGAAGATATTTGTGATGAAATGGAAGAAAAATTTGAACACAGAAAATCTTGGTATGAAATCAGAAAGATCAGTTATCATGATGCAATCAATCGTTATGCTTCTTCAGCTTATCGCAAAAGATTAAAACTATTCAAGCAAGAAGCTAGGAAAGTAATGAGTAATATCCGTGAATCTTATGCGGAATATATGACGGTAAGATGTGGCGCTTGGACATCAGGAAAAGTAAATAAAATTGAACTTTAATTTTATATATTATGCAAAGTAGAATCAAACAAGAAAAACCAACAAAAGAAGAATGGGATTTAATGATGAATGCTATTAAACAGCAAAAAGAAAAACCGGTTGTTATTCCGGAACAATTTGCTGAATATATGATTGATCATTTTACAAATTGTCTTCCTCCGATTGTATGGAGTGATGATTATGTTTTATGTTCAGAACCTTACGATGAAGATTCGGAAGGAAAAGAAAGATATATTGGTTTTTATCAATCCAATCATATCTATTACGGAGTAATTACAACCATTGTTAAATTTAACGCACTTAAAAATGAAAGTCTATAAATCAACTATAAAAGAAATTTCTCTTAAAAATTACAAAGGAGAAATTCAAAAAGTAAAAATATCTTCATCTGAAGATATAGCTAAATACTTCAGAGGAATTTTTGACCAAGAAACTTTAGAAGTGTACGAACAAGTAATGGTAATCTTTTTAAATAATAGTATGAATACTATTGCTTGGTATAAAGCTTCTCAGGGAGGAATGACAGGAACAATCATTGATATAAGATTAATTCTTAAAGCAGCATTGGACTGTTACGCTACTAATATTGTAATATGCCAGAATCATCCATCTGGCAAACTAGAAGCTAGTGAAGCAGATAGAAACATTACTAAAAAATTAAAAGAAGCTTGCAATATTATGCAAATTCAATTGATTGATCATATCATATTAACAACCGAAAGTTATTATTCTTTCTCTAATGAAGGATTACTATAATTATGAAAACATACGATATCCCAGTAAAAATTGTTTTTGAAGGAACAGTTAAAGTTAAAGCTGAATCTAAAACAGCTGCTCGCATTAATGTGAAAGAACATTTTAAAATTCGTTCCGGAACATACTCTTATCCTTTTCACGAGGATTTTGTGGATTATAATATCCCAATACAAAACACTGACGTAATCACTGGACACATAACTGTAGAAAAATAATTATGGCAAAGCTATCACAAAAAGAAATAAGATTAAATGAATTATATGCTGATTCATTTTCTGAAGAAGAAGCCGTTGATGCTTTTATTTATTTAACAAATAAAGAAAGAGGAAAAGGAAACACTACAACAGTAAAACATATTAGAAGTTGTCACTGTAATCATCAATTAGGTAGCTTATTAAAAAGATTAGATCCAATAACTTATAATTTATCTGAATAATCATGGCACAATTAACAACAAAAGTGAAATGCAAAAAAACGTTGCACGATCAAGACGGACAAGTATTTACTAAAGGTGAAACTTACGAAGGAAATATTTGTAATGTTTTAGAAAATCTAAAAGTTATAAATGATTTAGGCCAAGAACACAGACTTGGTAATTGGTCCAAACATTTTAAAAATGTTATTCCAAAATATTTATAATCAATGAAAGTAGAAACTAAATATCCAGAAGTTTTTGTTGAAATAAATATTACTAATTTCAGCTATAAAATTATTCAAATTATAAACGGCAAAAATAAAGTAAGAAGAAGAGTTATTGGTCGAGCAATAAGAAGAGCTCGCAAAGGAAATCCTTCACATGACAACTATGGCAATCAATTATATAAACGATTTGAAAGCATTAAAGATGCAAAAGAAAATGCTTTAAATTTTGTAAACAATTTTTTAGTATTAAAATAATCAAAAAAAGTCCTATATAGGCAATAGAAATTATGAAAACATTTAACAAATCAGCAGTATTAAAAAGAGCGTGGAAAATCTATAGAGCGTTTCCAAATTTAACTTGGTCAATTTGTGTAACTCGTGCTTGGGCTATCGAAAAAGAAAATGCTCAAACCATTAGTCCTACTTTAATGAATAAAATTCTAAACGGGTTACGAACATTTAATCGTTCTAGAACAATGTCAGAAAACAAGCCATTGCTAGCAGGAACACAAGAGCATTTTAAAATATTGAATTCTAAATGCGGTAGAAAAATTATGAAGCTGCCAATAGAAGATGATTCTAAACAAATGCTATCTGAAGGAGAATTAGTTCTTCAAGATATTTTACATCAAAGAAGATTAGAATCAAAACATTTTACTCCGACAACAAAAAAATTAAAAACAACATTTAGAAACAGAATTATAAATCTGGAAACTTGCCAAAAAGTAAATATCAATGACTACATATAAAGAAGAAAATGCCGAATTAATAGAAATTGGAAATGTAAAACTATCCATATACTGGACTAATTTGTATCTAAAATTTCGATTTCAAAATGGCGAAGAAAGATGGTTGTATTATTCTGAACACATAGAAAAACCAGAAAGATTAAAACAAATAAAATATTTTATTTTTCCTGAAAGATATCCTATTGGTTCAAAAATGACTGTCAACTATAAAATAGTTCAGTCTTTTAATAAGTCAACTAAATTATCGATCATTGATATTAGTAATTGTAAAAGAAAATAAGATGAAAAATAAAAATTGTCAAATATGCAAATCTTCAAAAGAAAATTGTTTACACGTTTCAAACGAAGAAGAACATAAAAAAGATTTAAGAGTATTACGAATTTTGTGGTTTATTATTGGATTTCTTTCCGCATTAACTTTACTATTTCCTTTGTCTGGACATAGTCAAAATATTCAATTTAAAGAATCTGAAGATTTTACTTTTTCTACAATTATTGATCCTAGAGCATCAATAAAAGAAAAAGGATTATTTATTGGAGCAGAAATAGAATACTCTGGCACAATATATACACGTATTGGAATTTCTAATTTCTCAGTTCTTAAAGATGGATATACAGAAGTTATAGGAGCAATAGGTATTAATTTAACTAGTGGTTATTTTGAAAATGTTAGATACTATACTGGTATTCGTCTTGGAGTAATTAAAAGAAAAGCAGCTAATGCAACAGCAGGATTAGAAGCAGGAATTGATTTTAATCTAACTGATAATTTTTTTATAGGACTAAGAGCTTCTTATGATTATCGTTCTGATTTTGAATTTTATGATTACCCTAATCAAATGATTGGAAGTGGATATATCAGAATTGGAACTAAATTTTAATTATATTTGTCTTGTAGAACAAAACCCTTAAAACATAGAAATTATGGCAGTTACACCACAAGACACGCTTGCAGACCACCAAGCTTTTTTAATGAACATTGGTTATTTAGCAGTAATTAATGGAAGAGGTCCTTTCTCTGGACAATTTGCTCAATCAGCAATAGGACAATTTAACATTCGTGAAAACATCAAAGATGTTACCGTAGGTGATGATGCTTTTAATGGAAGTGAATGGGGTAAAGTAACATCTATTACAGGTGATACTACTAACGGATTTTCATTTGTTGTGAAATATTCTCATACTGTTTTACCAGCAGGAATTGATCATGCAACATGGAATCCTGCAAGAAATCAAACTTATGCTTCTATGCTTCCAGCAGCAGCTACAGTAACAGGATTAGTAACAAATAATGCTTGGCAAAAACTAGCATCTATTGGAGTACTAATTGTAGCACCTAGCAATCCATCTATAGCAACTGCTCCAACAATTGCTCTTGAAGGAGCGGCGCCAACTATTCAAGAAGGAGGAGCAGCAACCTCTCTTGATTTTAATATTGCTGGAGTATCTGTTCAAAAAACTGTTGATGGAGTAGCATCAGGTTCACCTGTTGTTGCAAATGGTTCAGGAGTTGCTTCTATTCCTAACGGAAATCTTGAAGGAGAAGAAATTACATTTGTTGTTTCTAAAGCCGGACACAATACCGTTACATTTGGTCCTTACACAGTTGCGGCAGCATAAATTTAAAACAAATTAAAAATTAAAAAGCTTTCATTAACGTGAAAGCTTTTTTTATGAACTAAAATGAAATTAATTTTTATATATTTGTCGTCTACAGCATAAAAATATATAATATGAATATAAATGATTTATCAAAATTAGTTTCTGAAAGAACTGGAGAACCAGCTTATAAAACAAAAAAAATAATCAAATGTTTTATTACTATAATAAGAGAACAAATTATAAAAGCACAAATTATTAAGCTTAGAGATTTATTAACTTTTTTTATAGATGTTGCTCCAGAAAAGAATATTTATAATGTATATACTCAAAAATATGAAACATTACCAAGACGTTTTTTATTAAAAATAATTCCAAGTAATATTTTAAAAAAACAAATTAGTGAGAAAAAAACTTATTAAAGAAAATAAAAATACTGTTTTCGATAAAAAGTATAATCTAGAACAATTAAAACAACACATTTCAAATGAAGTTGAAAATTTAAAATTTCAAGAACATTGTAATGAAGTTGCTAAAAATCTAAATGTAGATCCAATTGTTGTTAAAGAATTATTACTTGATAATTCATTTGTAGTTTTATCTCTAATTCAAAAAAGTGTTTTACAAAACAAAGAAGTAAAAATAAATATAACTGGCTTTTTTAGTTTTATAACAACATTAATCAAATTCAAAATTACCCATTTAAGAAAACTTACAAAGGGTAGAACATATTAATTTCAAAAACAATTTATTATGAGTCACATTCCAATGACTGCTCCAGCGCAGACAAGTTCTTTTCCAAAAAAAGAAAAAAATGAAAATTTACAATTAGTACCTACAGGAATGCATCCTGCTATTATCTACGGAGTAGTAAACGTAGGAACACAAGATGGAGAATACCAAGGAAGACAAACAGCTTCAAATAAATTAAAGCTGATTATTGAAATCCCAGGACACAGACAATTATATTGGAAAGAAGATACTGTTCCAACACCATCAGCTATGATTATGGATTTTAATTATAGTGTTTCTAAAAACAAAAAATCAGGAAAGAAAAGCAAATTACTTTTATTGATTGAAAGTTTGTTTGGCCCATTACAAGAATCTCAATATTTATCTTTTGATATTTCTCAGTTAGCTGGATTAAAAGTATTTGTAAATGTTGTTCATTATTACAAGCAAGACCAAACACTAGGAGCTAAAATTGATAGTATTTCTCAATTCAATCCTAATTATGTAGATCCTAACACCCTTGTATTAACAAATCAAATACAAGTGTATTCTGTACAAATGGGATTTGAAAATATGTCATTTGCACAATTACCTTATTTCTACAGAACTTTAATTAAAGAAAGCCATGAAGGAAAAGCGCACAGTTCTGCAGGTGGTAGATTTACAAAATTAGATGATAACGGAAACATTGTTGTTGATGATGGTTCAAATAATTATACTACTGCTCCGCTTGGTAAATTAGTAATGATAAATCCGGCATATACTTATGATCAGCTGAAATCAGCTGGATGGGATGACCAAGCAATGATTGATAATGGATATGCTAGAAGAGAAGCTGTTCAGGCTCCTGTTCCCGTTCCTACACCTCAACCACAAGCGCCAGCTCCGTTGCCAAGCATTCCACAAATACAAAATCAACATGCTCAATTACAACAACAAGGCGTTCATCCTGTAAATTTGACACCATCATCAAATCCAGCACATCAACCAACGGCACCAATGTCTATTCAGCCACAGATGCCACAGGCGCATACCAATCCAGCTCAACCAATGTTGACAATGATTGACAAAACTGTTTCTTATCAGGATTACATAAATAATGGATGGACTGATGCTTTGTTAATTCAACATGGAAAAGCCATCATGATGCCGGCTCAAAATGATGTGTTTCCACAAACACCTCCTGTAGCAGTTCCACCCATTGCACCACCGGTACAACAACCGCCTGCTCCACAAATGCAACAAGGTATTCCACAAGCACAGCCAGCACCTAATCAAGGTTATGCTCAACCTCAAGCAATTCCGCAAGCGGTACCACAAGGAATACCAGCACCTCAACCAACAGCTGCTCAATTGTATCAAAATACACCAGCTGCTCCTGTACAACAAATGGGAAATGTACATCCACCAATTCCACCTGCTCCGATAAGTTCTTTTGAACAACCATCAGCAATGAATGGTGACGCACCACCAGATGATTTACCATTCTAATGATTCATTTAATCGTTAAAGACGGTAAACCAATATTAAAAGATGAAGCATCTGTAACTTTATACAATAGAGTTATGGATGCTTATTCTAATACTGGTAAAATGTTAGTAATGACTATTGAAGAATGGAGTCCTGATATAAATAAAGATCAGCATCAATTATTCAAAGCATTACTAGTAAAAGGTTCAGAGGTTTCTGGCTACAAATACAAAGAATTTGAAACTGAATTGATTAATAATTTTGCTCCTTTCAAGTATGAAAAAAGCTTACTTGGAGAAATGGTTAAAATTAGAAAATCAGTATCTGAAATGAATCGTAAAGAATTTAATATATTCATAGAACAAGCTATTCAATTTTGTGTAGAATTCTATGAATTAAAATTTTAAAAATGAGTATATACATAGTAATATCTCAAGCAACTAGATTAGCAAGTGTGTGGACAAGAAACATACTAACAAAACAATTATTATTGTCAGCTTCAATCATTGCTTATTCACTTTTACTGGTTGAACGAAATAAAAAAATAAACAAATATTATGAGCGTTCCAATCCTAACCAATTGCCAGAAAACAGGAGCTCAGAAAATAAATAAATTTTTGGATTCTAGTGAAAGATTTTTTATACTCACTGGCCCTCCAGGTTCTGGAAAAACATTTTTAATTAAACATGCTCTTGAACAATTATTAAAAAAAGAAGAGGAAACCGACAACTTACAAGTTGTTGGTATTACTCTTTCCCATCAAGCAAAAAATGTATTAAATAAAGCTTCTATCAGAAATTGTAGAACATTTGCTTCTGCTTATGGATTTAAAGAAATAATACACGAAGATGGAAGTAGAGAATTTAAACCAGCAAAAAGCTATGAAGAAAAACCAGTTGGTCATTTAAATATTCCTGTTTTTGTACATGATGAAATATCACAATACTCTACAGAAATGAAAAGAATTATAATGGATAAAACTTCTTTATTCAGTAAGGTTATTTTCATGGGAGATATGGCACAGCTTCCTCCTATTGATCCATTAATGGCTCCTGATGAAGACAGTCCAATGTTTTCTTTAAATGTTCCAGATTGGTGCAAACACAATTTAAAAGAAAGAGTTCGACAAAAAGTAGGTAATCCAATATTAGATTTGTCTGATATAATCAGAGAAGAGATATTTGGAAAACAAAACTTAAATCGAGTAATATTAGAAATTCTTAAACCAAAATTATTTGAAGGTAAAGGATATTTAGTATTACCAGAAAGTAAATTGAATAGACAATATATGCAATCTAAAAATTTTTTAGAAGATAAAATAATTGCATTTAGAAAATTCAAAGTAAAAGAAATTAATGATAAAATAAAAAATGCTATACATCCTGATTCACAAGATCTATTAAATACTTATGATTTAGTTTTTATGACAAATAATTTTAAAAACGAAAATCTTAATTATCGATTAATGAATTCTGATCAATACATTATTCAAAAAGTAAAAAAGATAATGTATTATGTTCCTGGAGCCGATAAAGAAATTGAATGTTATTTTGGTGAAATTAAAACTAAAGCTTATGAATCATATATTATTACTCCAACAGAATTAGGAATGATTGAATATGATAAAACATTAGCAAGATTAAAATCTTATGCAAATCAAAATAGAGCATTGTGGCCAAATGTATATGCTTTTACAGATTCATTTTGTGATTTTACTATGGGATATGCTATTAACGCATATAAGACTCAAGGTTCAACATATAAAAATGTATTCATTGATTTAATGGATATATTGGAAACCAAACCTCTTACACCTAAAAGAAAATTGCAAACAATATTTACAGCACTTACTCGTGCTACCGATGTTGCTTATTTTATAAAACCCGAAAAAAATGGATAATAATAATCAAATGTTTGCTCCTAAAAATGCTTTCGCACAACCGGTAAAAAAGCATTTTGATAAAGTAGCATTAATAGATGCTGATAAGATGAAGCATTTAGTAGCTTACGATGTAGCATGTGATTTAAAGAACAATATGCCCCGAAGCCCTAATAGACTATCAATGTTTATAGAAGAACGATTGGCAGATATATTCAATAGCTTTTCAGCTAGGGGATATATATTTTGTTTTTCAGGAAAAAGCTCGAATACATTTCGTTCTTCTGTAGCCATAGAAAAAGAATACAAAGGAAGCCGTAAAGAAGATCCTAGTTTTTACGAAGGTAAGATTGAAGACATGGCCGAAGTAGTTAGTGTAGTGATGAAAACTCATCCTACACTAATTTACAATGATTTAGAAGCAGATGATATTCTTTGTTTTTTACAAACAAAAGATACTTTCATTTATTCCAATGATAAAGATTTAAAACAAATTCATGGTTTACATTTTGACTTTAATAAAAAAGATTTAGTTGAAGTAACCGAGGACGAAGCTTTTAGAAATTTATGTTATCAAATGATCATTGGAGATTCTACTGATTGTATTTTGGGATTAAAAGGATATGGTCCTAAAAAAGCAGAAGAGATAATGCAAAAAACACTAACAAAGAATTTAATACATACTATTCTTTGGGAATACCAAAAAGTATTTGGTTTAACTGCCGGAGCAGATACTTTTGTTGAAACTTGGAACTTGGTAAAACTGCGAATGAATCGCGGTATCCATTTTAAAAAGAAATATGAATCAGCTTATAATTTACTAGAAATCATCTTAAACAATTCAAAATAATGGAAAACAAAATGATTCCCCCTCCACCTCCTGGACCGCCAAGAGAAATTGAAATCTTTACTCAGCAACAATTAGAAATTTTGCCTTTGGATGCAAAAACAAGTATTGTTGCTTTGGAAGCTAACTTACCTCAGAAAGAGTTGTTAGTATTAAATCCGTTGGTATTAAAATTACTAAAAGTAAAAGAGTTAGAAAAATTAGAATATACTCCTTTACCTGAAGAACCAACGGAAGAAGAAATTCAATTACACAAAGAAAGTATTGAAAAATTCAAAGAAGCTAAAAAAGAAATAGCTGCTTTGAAAAAACAAAATGGTGAAGCTAAATCAGCTATTAAAAAACCATTAGATTTATTAGGTAGTCAAGTATTGACAATTGAAAAATCAATTAACTCAGTAATTGTCGAAGTTCTTGAATCTTTAAGTACAACTTTCAAACCTTATTTGGATGCTGAATCTGAAAAAGCTGCTAAAGCTAAAGCTGCTAAAGAAGCCAAAGCAACTGAGGCTATAAACAAATTGACTGAGGAAAATACAGCTCAAGCAAATGCTTATAAAAAAAGTACATTAATTACTTTTTTGAAATATGAAATGCTTGGTGAAACAAAAGTAGAAGTTCAAAATGCTATCGAAAATTATATAATAGATAAATTATTTCTTTTAAGAGATAGTTTGCCATTAAAAACTTTTGAAGTATTTACTAAGGAAAAAACAGAAGATCTTTCTTTGCTAGATGAACAAGAATTGGCAAGTATTAAAGAGTTTTTCAACAAAGAAATTAATTTGCTTACTTCTAATCTTAATGTAAAAATAACAGCATTACAATTAGAAAAAACAAATGAGAAACTAAGCGATACAGTGGAACAGCAAACGGAGCAATTAGAATCAAAGCCTTCTTTATCTATTCCTCCACCGCCTACTATTCCTGCTGCTCCTATATCTGGTCCACCTACAACAAGTGGTTCTCCTGCTTCAAATTCAGATTTCTTTGATGTACTTACCAATCATAGTTCTATTCCTTATGGAGCAGGTGCAAATAATGTTTCTGCAAGTATTCCAATAGAACTTTATCCTAAAAATTCTAACGAAGTTGATTTCTTAGATTTGGTTATTGATCAAATTAATAATTGTAAAAACAATATTGCCTATATCAGAAAACGTTTTTTAAATGATACTAACATTGAAAAAACTGAAGATGATAAAAAGAACATTGAAAAAGTAAGAGGCGCTGATTTTTTATTGGACAAAACAATTGATTACATCCTTGATAAATTACCACCAGCACCATCAAAACAATAAGTAAATGAAAAAAGTATTAATAATGTTTCCGACTATACATAACGGAATCATAAAAACAAAAGACCCAACAACTGAACCGTATAATTACGTTTCGGTTGTATGTGGTCATGCAGTTGTAGTTACTCCTTTCTCAAGCATTTTTATTGATCTAAAAGATTACTTTGTAAATTATATTACATTGGCTGAAGATCAGAGAGAAGGCTTTCATGAGTTATTAAACTGGATGGAAGGAAAACATTTCACTTCAGAATTTTGGAGTTATTTAACAGCTTGGAATACAATAGAGGTTGTTGATGACAATTCAATTAGTATTAGTGGAGATAAATTTTATAAAATGCTTCATTATACACATGATGAAAACATCAGTATAAAAAATATTTTGAATATGGTTCTTAATAATTTTAAATCTGGAAAATATCAATTAGCATCAATTGGAATTTCTAATTATACTTTAAAAATTATTGATAAAACTGTTGGTAAAATAATTCAAAAGAATCCATTGATTTTTGAATTTATTTCATTGAACTCTACTATTCGTTTTACAGTGGATAGTATGCCTTGCATTTTTGGAATTATACTTTCAAACAACGCATTGACAACTAAGCAATTCATTTTTGATGGATTTAAAAACTTTGCATTGAAATCCGAACTTAAATTATAATTATGGATATTATAGAAGCAATACAAAAATTAAAGGATTATAACTATTGGCAAAATGGTGGAATTGATATTGGTCAACCAGAAACTACAGAAGCCATTAATGTAGTTGCAAAACACTTTGAACAAATTACTGATTATAGTGGTGTTCATATTATTGCCAAAGAGCGTAAAAGACAAATTGAGGAATTAAAATTTGATTATTCAAATGATTCTTTATATGCTAACAATCAATTAGCACAAGCTGCAGCTTGGTATTCTTTTGATGATGAAACTAGAAATCAATTTTTAAAAAGTAATGAAGAAATAGAAGAAGAATTTGGTTTTCGAATAGGAGAAATTTGGCCATGGAAACAATCTTATTTCAAACCAACTCCAGATGATAGAATTAAGGAACTTGCTAAAGCGGGTGCTTTGATAGCTGCTCAAATTGATTATGAATTAAATAAAAAATAATCAATGGCTTCAGAACAAAATCAATTAGAAACTTATTTTGAGTGGTACATTAACGAACTCAAAGAAGCTGGATTTATTAAATTTGTAAAAAGAGAACCTTTTCCAATACTTGTAAATGATGTTGTTGAAAAAAAACGATATGATTTTTCAACAAAAACCCCTAGAATAGAAAATTATAAGTTGTTTCAAAGAAACACTTATACTTGTGATTGGTTTATTATTTGGGAAAAGCATGCTCACGAAATATTCTACAATTTATTAGATGATACACCCACTAGAATTTATTGTCCTTTTTATGCTATCATTGACAAAAAAGGAGAGCATATTTCTTTTGTAGATGTAAAACCACCAGCAGGAGCAATGATATTTGGAAACAATACAACAGGTTATACTTTTCCTATACTGCAAAAAATAATTTATACAGTATATGGGATTTATGTAAACAAATCAATTCCTATTCCATTAATGAAAAAAGGAACTGTTAAGTCCGGAAACAAATCAGCATTGTTTCTAACAACTTTTGTTCCTAAAAGATATTTGCTTACAGATGGCGGTATGCAAGGACGCGAAATAAAATATCGTAAACAATCACTGAAAGAGTATGTTGCTTATAAGCAAAAAGAAATTGCTCGAATCAACTTAGTTTTTCAAAAACAACAAACATTATTGTAATGACCGAAGAAAACAAATTAAATAGTTTAGAGCAATTTCAAAAAAACTGTTTTAAAGCTTATAAGACGTTAGGTTTTTCAGCAGACAATTCAAACATTGTTTTTGAGATAATCATTCAAATGAGAAACCTTGTTGTTTCAGCAGAAGCACAAGACACAATATTGTTACATAAACACATGGGATTATGTGCTGAAGCTATTGCTAATTATGCTACAGTAAACAGCATTAAACTAAAAATAGCAATTAGTAAAAATTCGCATCAAAAAATGTTTCTAGATACTGATTCTTTAGATTTAGAATATTATTTGGAGAAAATAAAAAATGAATTGGCTTTTGTAAATGATATGGAAGATTCTGAAAAAATAGGATTTATTCAAAAATGTTGGATATCTGTTTTTCCTGAAGAATACCATGATGATTTTTTAAAAGTCGATAGAATTTTAAAAACAGTTATTGAGGATAACAAAATAAAATTTCCTCAATTCTACATAAACCAATAAATCAAACAACAATTAAAAAAAAACATTATGAATTTTTTCGAAACATTATCAGCAACAGGAATTAAAGATGTAGTATTTCAAGTAAAAGAAGATAGTACAGGAAACATCACTGTTTTTATTACTCCAAAATCAGTATCAGAAGATCCTGCTTTGTCAAAATTAAAACCAATTTTTATTAGTGGAACACCACAAGATATTGATGGACAATTTTTTCATTTGATTACTGCTCCTCTTCAAAACATTCAAAAAGTATTTACAAACATAGAAGCTTTTGAAGCCCAGGCTAAAGAAGTTGCTAAAGCTACTGCAGATAAAAAATCAGCTAAAAAAGCAACAACAACAGCTGCTGCATCGGAAGAAGATGGAGAAGAAAAAACACCAGCTGCTAAGCCTGAAAAAACAGTTAAAGTCAACAATGAAAAAGTTCTAAAAGAATTTATGACTTCTATTAAAGATGAACCGATTATTGGTCATAAAGAAAAAATAGAAGAATTGTATGCTTTATTATCTGAAGCTGAGTTAGGAAAACCATTTGCTAAAAAAGTGAGAATCGATTTAGATATTGCTATTCGTAAAGAAGCAAACTTACAAGCTGCTAGAGAGAAACATGGTTTTACTCCTAAAGAAGAAACTGCCACAGAATCTAAAGATATGAAGATAGTAGATATCAGCAATCTTACAGTACAAAATGGAGTAATAAAAGAAGTAGTAAACCCAAACGAGAACGCACCTCAAGCTGCTGGTCCAGAAGAGGTAGTTGCTACAAATGAAAGTGAAAACACAGAAAGTATTATTGATGCTTATGAACAATCTGCTGTAGAAAAAGAAGTTGCTTTTGAACAAGTATCTGCTCCTATAGAAGAAGTAATTATTCCTACTCCTACACCACCAGCGCCTGTTGCCGCACCAATAGTTCCGAAAGTACCTGCTGAACCTGAGTTTGAAGAAATTCAACAATTAGTAATGTTAGTTACTGATGGAACTTATGAAGAATACATTAAAGCTACATGGACTGACGAATTGTTAATTGAGCACAAAAAAGCAGAATACAGAACTGTTAAAGTTCCTGTTATTAAAACACCGGTAGCCGAAGCACCTGCTCAAAAGTTATCTTATACTTTTCCAACGCAATTTGATGCTGAAGAAGAAGAAAACAATTAATTAATTTTTAGATAAAATATCATGGCAATAGTAAAAGAATTAAAAAGAAAGTTCACTATCAAAATAGGAAATGAAGTTATTGAACTTGAAGATCCGAATTCAAACTTTGAAGCAAAAGATGTAATGGAAATGTATGCCAATCAATATCCTCAATTAGTAAATGCTACTATTGAATCAAAAGGAATTGTTGACGAATGTATTCTGTACAATTTTGCGACAGTAGCCGGAACAAAAGGATAAGCTATGAATGCAATTGAATTTTTAAAAATTTTAAAGGAGCGGCCACAGGCTGCTCCTTTTGATAAAAAACTTAGTGGTTTATGTCAAAATATTCGATCCAATCAAAAAACAAATTACAAAAACGGAACCGTACAAACAAAAATGGTTCTAAGCAGACAAAAAATATTTTTCAGCTAATTGATCAAATTCCTAAAATAAAATATGGAATTAATATTGGTGAACATGATCCTATAATCTTTGCAGAAAATCTTATTACTTTTTTACAATCAAAACATCCTGAAGAATTAAATAAATTAGTTTTTAAGGAAACTGATAGTTTGAACAAATTGTTAGGTCTATTAGCTAAAACTATTATAGATCTTAAATACATAATTGTATATTCTGAAGAAGATAAAACAAATAACGATTTACGAATTTTATATGAGATACCTCATAAAGAATTTATGTGGTATTATTTTGATACAAAAACAATTGATGATATAGAAGCTGAAGAATTAAAAATTGGCTTTGCTCATTTTCTATACCATTTTGGAAAATCATGTGAACATAATGCTTTAGATAGTGATTATGAAAATACTGTTGATAATCCTTATGAAATGCAATTTGAAATGCTTAGTGATGAAGAAATAGCTTTTGATGAAAATGATGAATTTGATGAAGAGCATTATGAAAAAATAAGTGATAAAGCTAATGAAGAACTTCAGACATTAAGAGTATTAAAAGAAAAATTTAATTTCTATAATCAAAAACCATTAGAATTGTTTTTAGATTACGAACCTAAAAATGATTTAGAAAAAGGATTTAAAGAATGTTTAATAGAAGGATTAGATATTCCTTTTCGTGACATTATGGTTCAATTCATGCCAGATGAAGATATTTATAACGATGGAGGTATTGGTTTTGATATGAATTTTGTTTTGTATTTAGATCCAGAAAATGAATTTGAAAAAGAACATTTTACATATATGAATGAAAATGCTAACAATGGAATTTCAAATCCTTGTGGCTGGTATTCTGTATCTGAAGGTATTCTAGAACAAATGACTTCAGATGAAGATGCCAAGAATCTTTTTTATATTCAATGTTATTTGGAAAATATTTATACTCAATTTTTAAATAAAATGTAATGATAACACACATTAAAAATGTTGACGAAAACAAATTAGAATTTGTTATATGTGGATATTCTAGCGAAATGATTTATCATGAATTCAATTCAGATGAAAACAAATTAGATGCCGGCAAGTCATTGACTTTTGAAACTGCAAAATCTATTTTTAATTTTATTAATCAAATAGATGATATTCAAAATTATTCTTTTCAAGACATTATTCCAAAAAATGTTTTAAAGTTTAAAACAGATGAAAAATATATTATCTGGGAAACTCCTGAAGGTATTCAAGACATAATTTACAAAGAAAATTTACCTATACAATCAGGAAAGTATTTTGTTCCAAAAATGGTTTGGAAATTGGTAAATAACAGATTGTCTATTTGGGCAATTAAAAAAAGTGTTTCAAGTAAAAAAGATAAATTATTTCAAGCTCCATTTTTTAACGTAAATGGTACCGGAGGTGTTTGTATGGGAAATGCAAAATTTGTTGATAACGGCTATGATTATTTAAAAATAATGAAAAAGGTTGAAGCTGCTTTCTGGAATTCTGTTTTCACACATACTATTCAAAACGAACTGCTTAATTTTAATTTTGTAGAATGGTGTAATGATCCAAGATTACATTTAGAAGATTGCAGTCATTTATTGATTGAAAAGTCAACAATAATTAAAGATATATTATAATGGCAGAATTTGAAATAGCAGCACCTGGAACAATCTGTTTAATTCAACAAACAGAAGATGGAAGAATTATGCAATTAGCAATGACAAAAGAACAAAACAATCTTTTACAATTATTGATTGCATCAATGAGCACAGCAAGTCCTTTAATTAAAATGGATCCAGAGTATGATTTGGTTTTAAAAAATTCATTGTGTAAAAAATGTAAAAATGAAAAATAAAAAAGAAACAATTCATTATGCTCCTGCATATTTTATTGAACCAACGCATCCAATAACAATTGCTGTAATTGGCTGTGGTGGTACGGGTTCATTAGTACTTCCTCGATTGGCACGATTGGATTATGTTTTAAAAGAATTAGGATTGCCAGGTTTGTACGTGCATGCGTATGACGGCGATACTGTAGAGCAAAACAATGTAGGCAGACAGAACTTTAATAAAAATGATATTGGTGAATTCAAAGCGGCCAATTTAATCCAAAAAATAAATATGGCTTATGGATTAGATTGGAATGCTACAAATGAATACGTAAGCAATATTCCGAGTGCAAACATTTTAATTACTTGTGTTGACAAAATTGATTTAAGAACTTTATTTCATGGCGTTTTTAATTCAGATTATAAAAACAAGAACAATGATTATCTTAAAAATTATTATTGGTTAGATTGTGGTAACGGTAGAAATTTTGGTCAGGTTGTATTAACTACAATTGGTAAAATAGAACAACCTAAAAAATCAGCATACAATTGTCAATCAATACTTCCATCAGTAATTGATATCTATGGAGAATTGAACCAATACGATACACAAGAAGCACAAGGTATTGTTGGTTGTTCAATGGCTGAAAGTTTAGCTAAACAAGATGTATTCATTAATGATGAAATAGCTGTTCAAGCAGTTAAAATTGTACAGCAGCTGGTTCGTCATTATCGAATTCAATATCATGGCGCTGTAGTCAATCAGGGAACAAGTAAAGTAATTGGAATTCCGATTCCACAAAACAAAAAATCATGTCAAAATACCAAGAAATAAAAAAGCAATCAGAAAAAAAAAGAACTGTATTGTTTAAAGAGGTAGGATTGTTTTTCGCTTTCAGTGATGAACAATTTGGTAAAAATAAAACACTGCTTATAGAAGGAGATAAATATGTTTCTATCGGTGCCGGCGGTTATTTACCAAAATCAAAAGTGGATGAATTCATTAAAGGTTCAAAGGCAATTACAAAATGGGAGAAAGACGAAATAAAAAATCAAAAGTTAGCCAGAGAACAGATCGCTTATGAATTGGCAAATCATGAAGCGTATTACACTGGAGAATTAGAAGACACTTATGATGCTCTTGGCGGTGTATATTCAATGGAAGAAATTCAAAAAGTATACCGTGAAGAATGTAAAACCCATCAGAAATAATGACTTCTGAAAAAGACCTGGCACTAACAACTTTGCAGTTATTAGCTAATGCTACAGGAGCAACATTCGAAGATGAAGAATTAGCTGTAGAAATAATTGAAAGCTTAATTATCAATGTAAAAAATAAAAACAATGAAACTTGAAAATTTATTAAAAGGTCAAGAACTTGTAAAATTAATTGAAGAAAAAGAAAAACAAATTTCTTTAATTGAACAAAAAATTGACACAATCAGACGTAGTTCTATTGATAAAATGAAAGTTATTTTAAATGGACAGTCTGAAGAATTAAACTTTAAAATATCTAAAAAAGTTATTATTAGAGAAGGAAATGAAGAACTATATGTTCTCAGAAACCAAGTAAAAGCATTGAAATATAATTTTGAAAAATTGTAATTATGAAAAAAATAGCAGTAATAGATCACTCAGTAAATGGATTATTTATTTACAGTGTAGATGAAAATTTCAATGAAGAAAAAATCGAAGAATTCTTAACAGAGCAAGGAAGACATATTTCTAATTGCTCATGGGGAGAATTTGATGGAGAAATAATTGATTTAACAAACGAATAAAATGGTAAATAAAGAAACTTTAAAAACGTATAATTACGAAACAATTAATGATTATTTTCTATACATAATTGAAAGTAAGATTAATGGTCAAAATCGACAAGTAGCTGATTTGATTGAAGAACTTTCTAAAAATCAAAAGAAAGAATTTTTATTCTATTTACTTTATTCTTGTGATAATTTAGACAAAAAATCAGTTACTTATTGTACTGACATCACTATAAAATTATTATAATGAAAAAAACAACAGAAGAATGGTTCAAAGAACTACCATTGCAAATACGATTAAAAGCGACAGAAAACACAAGACGTAATTGGGGGAAAGGTTATTTTAAAAGAGCTTTAAATTTCAAATGTGATAATTTATTTTTTGCTATTTACAGTTCTTTTCCTTTTCGAAACACAAAAGAAGGATCTCTTTTTTGGCTTAACATAATTAATAAATATTGTAATGATTCTACAGGAAACGATTGATAAAGTATTCGCTTTAGACATTGTTGATGTTATCAAACCCTACGTTCATTTAAAGAAAGCAGGATCCAATTGGAAAGGAATATCTTGTTTCTCTAATGAACGTTCTCCTTCTTTTATTGTATCACCATCTAAAAGAATTTTTAAATGTTTTAGTACAGGAAAAGGAGGTAGTTTAGTAAAGTTTATAATGGAAAAAGAGGTAATGAATTACCCGGAAGCCATTAGACATCTTTGCAAAACTTTTAACATTGAATGTTTAGAGTCCGAAGAATCCAACGAGGAAAAGATTCTCTCTCAAAAGAAAGAGTCTATGCATATTATAAACAATACGGTTAGTCATTACTTCAAACAAAACCTAAATTATTTCCAAGAAGTTTTGAATTATGTGTATGGCCACAGACAATTAACAGCTGAGACAATAGAAAAGTTTGATATTGGTTTTGCTCCAAGTACATTATCTGGATTAACTAATTATTTAATCAATTCAGGCTTTAACTGGCAATTGTGTGTAGAGTGCTCAGTAATTGGATATATTCAAGCAACCAATAAATTATTTGATAAGTTCCGGAACAGAATGATGTTTCCAATTAAAAACGTATCAGGAAATATTATTGGTTTTGGTGGACGTGCTTTGGCTCCCGATCACAAAAATGCAAAATACCTTAATAGTGCTGACAGTATTGTTTACAATAAAAGCGAAACACTATATGGTATTTTCGAAAGCAAAAAAGCAATCATTGAAAAAAATCAGTGTTTGTTATCTGAAGGATATTTGGATGTAGTGATGTTTCATCAAAAAGGAGTTGAAAATATAGTATCTTCTTCCGGAACAGCGTTAACACCTGGACACGTAAAATTGATTAAAAAATTCACTAAAAATGTAGTTGTTATTTTTGATAACGATCCTGCAGGTATTCGAGCCACTTTAAAAGGTATTGATGTATTACTTGCTGAAGAAATGAATGTGAAAGTTTTGATACTTCCTGATGGACAGGATCCAGATGATTTTGCAAAACCAAGAAATAAAGAACAGATTGAGCAATACATATTTGATTACAGTCAGGATTTTGTTTTGTTCAAATTGAATCATTTGTTATTGGAAGCCAGGGGAGATCTTAATTTAATTTCTGCAGCTGTAGAAAATGTTTTAGAATCAATTTCAAAGATGCCAGATATAGTACGTCGTGAAGTCTATTTAAAAGAGTGTGCTAGAATTTCTAGCATTAGTTCCGAAATGCTTCGTATTACTTTGAAGAAGTTTATTATTGATGATCAAAAATTAAATGATAATATTCCAAAGAATTTTTATGAGCAATTTCTCGAGAACAAAAATGATATCCAATTTGAATGCGAGAAAAAGATATTACAATACATTCTAGCTTATGGTTCATTAGAATTAACTTTTAAAGAAATAATGCTTGATGTAGCCGGAACAGCTACACATCAATATTTCAAAGAAATTAAATTTGATGCTCGAAGAACTGTTTTAGATAAAGTAATTTTTGAATTGGAAACAGATGGCATTCATTTTATCAACATTACTTATGCTCATATTTACGAAAGGGCTAAAATGGCTGATTTAAGAAACATTAGTTCTTTGGAGAACTATTTGGATTCCGAAACCTATTTGGCGGCAATTGAGTTACGCAATGAAGAATTAATGGGAAACAAAAACGTTTTTACATTTGGAAATGCATTGAATCAAACTCAAAATAATATTGTTCCTAATCTGCATGAGTTTTTACAAAACTCTATTTCAGAGAATTTGCTTTTTTATAAAATCATGTACATAGAATATTTGATTGAAGAAGAAAGCAAAAAGAACATTCCTAATAAAGAGAATGTGAAAGATTATATTGATCTGATGATTCGCATTAAAAAAGAACTTAATACAATTTAGTTATGAAAAATACATTTAAAAAAATTGAGAATATTTTATTTTGGCTTTCACTTCCGTATGCTTTGTTTTCATTTTTAGCAGCAGTAATAGATTATCTTTTATTACAATTTCAAATAGATGAATGGGATTATTACCGTTATTTTGCTGCGCCTTATTTATTTATTATTATTATGATTACTTTATTTTTTAAAGTTATAAAAAAAATTTTTGAAAAATAATGGAAACAACTTATTCCTTTAAATGGGGGTATTATATAAAAGTGTATAATACCCCTTATCCAACAGGAGATTGTATTGAATTTATAAAATGGGAAGATTTATCTTTTCAGTTATTTTGCAGATACAGTTGGTACTTTGAATATAGAGTTGCTTTATTCCGGGTTAAATATCCAAAAGTATATATTGCTCATGGACAGTTTAAAAGAGATTTGAATGAACCAGAAAAAAAAGATCTTCTTAAAAATAAAATTACAGGGAAGAAAAGAACCGTTTCTAAGTGGAAAAACAAACTAGCTGCTTATGAAAATCAATGGAATAGTTTATTTCCAATTACAGATGATTTAGCATATCAAAAAGCAGTTGAAAAAATCAACAGGCTAGAACAAGAATTAAATGAATTAACGTACGGATCATGAAAAAATTATTTATTATACCAATTATTGCTCTATTTCTTTCTTGTGATTACAGAAAAGAAAAATCTATTTACAACCCTATTTTTGGTGGAGAATCTTGCTATATGCTTAGAGTTTTTGGACCTCCAGGATTTACAAATGAAGGAGCGCTTGTAATTTATAAATTACCAATGGAATCTATCACAGATAAAAAAGTTGACAGCATAAATAAAGTAGCTGACAAATTTATAGAGAATTGTAAAAAATATACAGAAAAGTAATGACACTCGGAGAATTATCAATAGAAATCGGTATGACTTATAAAGAATTGCGAGCAAAATGTTTAAGAACAGGAATTAATCCGGATGGTAAATTATCATCCGAAAACCAAGAAAGTCTTAAAACAATTGTTCGCGATGGCTTTATGATATTGCCAAGTAAACTAAATAAAGAATCATGAATATATATTGGAAAGTTTATTGGTTCTTAAATAATTTTATTTTAAGAACTATACTTGGAAAATTACTTGTAAAAAAATACGGCTACTGCCCACAACATGGCTGGGGAATGAAAGTAGAACGATATCGAATGAATACTGCTTATGTAGAACATGAAATGAATTACGCTAATGGTTGTGAATTATGTCAGAAAGAAACTAATGAATATTGGGATGAAAGATGGAAAGAATATTATAGTAATGTTTTATAAAAAAGGAGCCTAAATAGACTCCCTTAAATTATTCAGGTGTTTCAGCACCCATAGGATTTAATCCTTTCAATACAGACAATGCCGAACGCACTGACGGCGGCACTGTTTTTAATAACATTCTATCTGGATCAAAATGAATATTAGCATCCGACATTACACCACTTGCCACACTCGATGCATCGGTTTTAGAACCCAGCATCTGACTCTCTTCATTTGAATTCCCTGCTATAAATCCAAGCATGGTCATTAAAGCCATTCCTCTTAATCCTGAGAGGAAGGCTTCTTTTTGATGTGGTTCTAATGAAGCATAGTATTCTTTGGCTTTCGCCGGACTCATTCCATTATGGAAAAAGTCACTAGCTGATTTCCCTATTTGGCGTAATGAACCAATATATTTTTGTCCATTCATATCAACATCTTCCTGAGCAAAACGCTCTCTAATTTGTGTTGGTATGTGTCTAGAAAATTGCATAAACATTTTACCCAAAGCGTAACGATGGATTCTACTTTGATCCGTTGGACTAAATCCTTTTCCATGTGTATTCTTAACACGCTCTTCTAGCGCTTGGAATCGTTCAGGAGTAATTTGTACAGCTCCCGTTTTATAATTTCCTTTTTCATCAAACAGATTAAATTCTTCTTCTGTAAGCATACCCAACATGTGCGCTCTTTGAATCCAATCCTCAGTAACAGCCATCGGCGACAAAGCTAATTTTGTAAACACAGCATCCAACCCTGATTTGGATTCGATATTTACATCATCATAAAAATCAGCTTCCATGTAGCCAAGATTATTTAAAATGTTACGAGCACGGTTCCTTCTATCCAAAGTATCAATCCCGATACCTTTATCAATCCCCCAGTAACGTGCTTCACCAGTAATCCATGATTTACCACCTTCACGTTTTAAGTTCATGTACTTCCCTACCGCCAAATTTCCTATGGCATACAATCCCTTACCAACAAGTAATCCTTTATATCCAAGAGCATAAAAAGTATTTCCTTTTACCAATCCATTAATAACGGAATCAGCATTTTTACCAAAAAGAGGTTGTTCTTTTTTCATAATGAATCCCTCTTTTACAACTTCTTTAACGTAATTGTAGGCATTCTTATAACCGTTCTTATCATTGTAAGCCATAACACCATCAATCATTGGCATCATTGCTTTAAATCCTTGAAATGATTCGTCTCCGTTTGTAAAAACAGAAGCGTGAACATATTCAACCAATGCTTTATTTAAATCCATTGACGGCATTAATTCAGCTTTCATAGAACGCGAACTACTAAACCTACTCAGCGGACTCATACCCAATAATGTTTCATTTTGCATATTAGAATATATCAATCTGGAACCATCTTCGTTTTTACCTTCTTTCTGTAATTTTTTAGCTTTACTTTTCAATTTATTGAAAGCTAATAAATCTTTAGTAGTTTGTTCTTTTGATAATGCCAAAGCATTGTATCGATTCTTAATATCTCCAAAAGACATTAGTTCCTCTTTTCCTGAAACTGTAGTATAAAGTTTCACATCATCAATAGCAGAATCACTTCCTTTGCTATTAACTAACAATCCCAACAACCCCCTATTAGCAAACATTTCAAAATTATCCATTGCCGTGTGAGGAATATATCCTTCACGCACTTTATCATTACCATCATAGTTTTTTAAATGATTGGTAACACTTCGAAACGTAGTGTAAAAATCATACTCCGCTTTACTTAATTTATTAGTATTGTATAATTTTTTAATTTCCGTTTCGTCTTTAAACTTTAAATTTTTCTGAGTAATACCTTTGGCATCGACATACGTTTCTTCAGATAATAAATTACCATATAGCTTTTGGTAAACATCACTTCTATTATTAAACAATGATTGGCCAATACGCTGTATTGTATTTATTATTTTGTTTTTACTCAAGCCAAATTTTTCCTGATATAAAGCATCAGTAGCATGGTTGATTACTTTAATGTATTTACCACGTTGCAACACAAACTTTTTGTATTGGTCATTTAATTCTCGAAGCAATCTTTGTGTTACAGGATGATTAGAAGAGATATTATTATTGTTGAGGTAACTTTCCATAAGTCCAATATCTTTTCCGTTCTCAATCATTCCAGTAAGCTGACTTTGCTCTACTCCCATTCTATTAGCCAACTCCATAACCAAAGGCGTTGTGATAATAGAATAAGCGTACAAATCTTTTTGAGCATAAGTAGTATAAAGATTTTTTAAATCTGTATCAGCCATTTGAGAAAAAGAAGTTTGATTATATTGAGAAGTCAAATCATTAGCTTCTTTTTTTTCTTCCAGATACTTTTTATAAACAAATTCTTTTTGTTCATCACCAATAGAATTATCATATTCCATAACAGCGTTAAACTCCCTTTGGCTTAAGGGAGTAACGTCGTTGTAATTATGGTAATCAATTCTTGAAGCGTTTCCTAAATCGGATTTAACTTTTTTTTTTGAAGTATCGCCAAAGCTTTCACTAGCTTTTGACATGAAACTATTTTCAGCATTAACATCTGAAGCTCTTGCTTTATAAACAGGACGGCTACCATCATCAGCTAATGAAATTGCTTCCAGATTGATATCTCCTTCAAATTTATTGTAAGGCTTAATTCTACTTAAAAGCAAATTATTCATTACAGCTGTTCGCTCTGAGAAATCTTTGTATTCTGTACGAGCTTGATTTTTTTCAGCATCAGTAATTCCTTCGAAGATATAAGGTTTTCCATCAACTTTAAAAATCATACCGCTACCAATACGCAAAGCTTTATCCAAAGAAACATTATTTGAAGCAATGTAGTTTAATAAGTTCTCACCTTGCTTAAATGGCACTCTATCATTTTTAGCATCAAGAATACTACTATTTTGGTTGAACTCATTTGAAATAATCAAATTTTCAAGCTTGCTTATAATAGCTTCATCAATCGGTTCATTTTTGGTTTTTGCTTCATGTGCTGCATAAGTAGAAATATCATGATTGGTACCTTCATCGAAAACAATTGATAAAGATAGTTTTCCAGTCAATCCATTTTTCATTAAATCTAAAGTGATCAATCCATCTTTAATTTCTTGTGGCAACGCTTTCCATTCTGATTGTGCTGCTTTTCTATCTTCCTCGGTTAAACTCTCATTAAAAAAACGAGGGTTTGCAGAAATATAACTTTTTTCATCAAAGACTTTTTTAGATGGGATTACATTCTTTTGCCCTGGAGCAAATTTAATATCCATATTCAATGCTCTATTGAATAAAACACTTTTATCTAAAGCAGTTGCTTTTCTATTACCCGGAAGAAGATCTCCTTCTAATGTTGAAATGTAATTGTTCACATCGCGAAACACTTTTTCTTTAATAGCTGTTTTTTGAGCAGAACTAATATTATTCAAACCAAGAATTCTTGATGTATGGAATCGTTTAATAATATCAGAAGAACGTTGCATCTGGTCCTTATTCATTGTATCATCAAAACCAATTTTACTATTTAATGATTCAATTAATCCGGAAGTAGAAACACTATAAATATTATTTGCTTTTTTCATAATATTTAAAATCTTCTCAGCATTATCATGATACGCTTTAATATCAGGATTATTTTTGAAAGCTTCAGGAAAAACCAATAATGGATTTTGTTTTTCAGAATTTACAACTGTATTAAAATCTTTCAATTGTTGTTCCAGGATAAAAGGATTATTTTCAATTCCTTTATGACCAGCCATAATTTTTGAAACATGTAATACATCAGCATTAATGGCTTCTAAATTTTCCATTAGCTGAATAATTTGTTTCATTTGGTCTTTAGTATTAATCATCAAACGATCAGTGTTAATAGCAATATTCTGAACAGGTGCATCACTAATACCAAGTTCTTGATGAATTGCTTTTTTAACATCAGCATTTTTCATTTTAACAGCAAATGGATTGTTGTTATTAGCTTGATGTTTATTCCAAGATTTTACTGCCTTAGAATTCATAATATCATTTACTTGCTGTAATGAGAATCCAAGGTTAGTTAATAATGAATATTGATTAATAGTTTGATCATTCAATCCAAGACTATCAGCAAAACCATATTTAGCATTATCCAAAATAATATTGGCCAACATAGCTGATTTATTGTTACGGCTTTCTTGTCCAACTTCTTTATCACTAAATCGGTCTACTCTCACACCATCAATATTAATCGGCGAAGTTAATTCTACATTATAAGCTGCTAAATAATTGGCAATACGGTGTGTGTTAAAAATGATACCAATATTTCTTTTTGAAATCATAGTATTATTGTAAGCATCCCTATGGTAAGATGGACTCATTGGCATTGTTCTTTCGGTTTTATTTTTACCGATTACTTTTAATACTTCTTTTTCAAATTCAATTTTGGCTCTTGTTTGCATTCTCATTCCTGGAGAAGTCCATAAGTCAACTGTTTTATCCAAAGCTTCATTAAAGCCAGGTGTTGACTTATCTTTAATTTGAATAAACAAAGAATCCCCATCATAATCCGAACCAGCTGTTTCAGAAAAATCAGAATGAACAATTGTTTGATTCCCTTCTCCCTCTAAATAATCAACTGCTTCAAATACTCCTGTAGAAGCAGGGCCGTGTGAAGGAATACGTGTAGCCATTACATTATCACCACGAACAAACCATCCCACAGTAACACCGTCTTTTTCAAATTTCCCAATATAATCAGAAACATCATATCCATAAGAACCTTTAGCTTTTGCTTTACCATGTCTTTGTCTGGCAATCATTAAAGCTACTTCTTTCATTACTTCAGCTTTTGCTTCTGAATTGTCTTGTGCTGTTGCTTGAGAAAACTTTCCAAGCAAATCAGGATTAGCTTTAATGATACGCATAGCTTGTGGATCCTCTTCAGTCAAATATTGTCTAAATTTCACTTTATTTTGCATGTGTTTAGGTAATACAATTTCCATAATTTGAGAACCAACACTTCCATCAGTATTATATCTGTCAACGTGCCCAGCAAGAGTTCCACTACCATTTACAGTATATCCATTTCTGTAACGATAATGTAAACTTGGTTTTTGTTGCGCAACACTTCCAGCTGTTTTCAATTTATTACCCGCTTGTTTCAATCGATTAGCTAAAGTATTAGTAATGAAATCAGCAATGGCAGGATGGTTTAAATTAGTCAATGACTCTTCAATCATTAAACGCTGTCCTTGGTCCATATTTTCCAAATCCAAATTTTTCAAAATGAAAGCTTTGTATTTAGCTGGATTCATATCTCCCAATTCAGAAATAATTTCATCAAGATTTTTACTCATATCCTGACGAATCAATTTTTGAATTTCTTCACCCATAGCAAGATTATCACCTACCATTCCGTTTACAATAACAGCAGACATAAACTGAACAGGCGTGATAGCTTCTTCAGTAACTTTATCCATTATTTGTTGTGGACCAAAATTATTAGTAGACAATCCAACAAAACCATCAGCGTTATAATACAACGCATCCAAAGCATTGTGCATTTTATCTGTTTCAGTTTCTTCTCTTGCATTACCTTGGTTATTAATATGATTATCCAAATCATTATTTAGGTTTTCAAAAGTAATTCCGGATAATGCTTTTTTGTTATCAGCATTTAAGAAATCACTTTTAATAGCAGAATAAGGAACAGCAAAATTAATGTAGTTATCTTCTCCATTGGTTAAATCCAAAGATGGTTCTTTACCAAATTTATCACGATGCCAGTTATTGTAAACATTTTCACGTTCATTCAATAAATTATAAATACCGCGAAGCCCTGGCTCAGTAATTAAAGTGTTTTCGTCAATGATTGTTGTATATCCTTTGAAGTAAGCAGAAATACCTTTGAAGTTAGGATTGTCACGTTCTACATGATAATTTAATAATTTCAAACCATTATTCAAATCAAATACTCCAAGCCCAGCATCAACAATTTTTTGAGCTTGTGAACGTGTCATATACATACCTGAATCAGTACTTGCTTTTACTTTACTATCATCAATAGTAATAGGCTCCATTTTTAAATTCTTATTTCCAAAAGTAAGAACTGGAGAACTATTTCCTTTGTTACGTTTTACAATATCATTGAACGGAATACCAGGATTAAAAATTTCAGCCAAAGCCATTCCATTAACTGATTGATTAAATACAAATTCAGTTATTTTGTTTTGACCTTTTAAAGAAAGTTTACCATTTTCAAAATAATCCGGCTTAATTGTTTTGTTTGCAATTAAATCTTTAGCAGCACCATTCCATCGGGAAATTTCTTCATTTACTGATTCTTTAAATTTGGCAATGTATTCTTCTTGAGAACGAATTGTATTTTCTTTTTGTTGATCAGAAAGATTTTCATTTGACTTATCATAAATTCTCCAAGACGATTCAAGCATTCTTCTTCCTTTTAAAGTAAGTTCCGCTTTATCAGTAATAGCATTTCTAGCTTGAAAAACTTCACCGAATTTAATTCGATTTACAGACATTAAAAACTTTCTTGGACTATCAGCAAAAGCACTTAATGTTTGAACATAATTGGCAGCATTCTCCACTTTAGAGAACATCATAAAATCCTCAATAGTCTGAGTAAAATCAGTAGAATTTTTATACAAGGAATTTGCCCCACGTTGTAAATGCGTAAGACCAACATATTGCGACACCGAAGGACGGAGTACACTATTTTTAGCATTATCATAAATACTTCTTAATACAGGATTTTCATGCGTTCTATTAGCGGAATCAGATAAGTGAGCATATTTAGCCTTGAATGATTTAAACGTTGGGAAATTGCCGTTTCTGTCTTTGACAAGGAAGTCATTCATATCATTTAGTTCTGACAATAAATGATTGTTTGTGATTTTACTTGGTTCCATATTTCCCTCAGCATTTTGAATAACTGAATAAGAAGTATATTTTCTGTTACTATCAACCAAAGCCTCAATAAATGGTTTTGCCCCATACACATATAAATTATTTGGTTTGGCAGCATTCTCCATTACTTTAGAAAATACCATTTTATCAATAAGCGTTTTGATATTGACATTATGGCCACGCATATTAATAGTTTGATTGTTTACCAAAGCAGAAAACTTAACACCTCTTGGCGCTAATAATCGAAGCACAGCCAAATAATCTTCATTAGTTTGATTTCCTGATTTGATATTATTATACCCATCCAAGAAATATTGATACTTCTGAGCACTATCTAAATTGAAACGTTTGTTGTAATGATCATCTTCGAAGGATTCTAATTTTGATAAATGATTATCAACAGTATTTCTTTCTGTTTCAGAAAGCGCATTGCTAGTTTCCCATTTACCTTCAGCGTTAACAACACTTTTGATAGCACTAATAGTTTGCTGATTTCCCATCACATAAGCCATAGAAGATAAGTACATCATTTTTTCATTAGGATGCATCTTTTCCATGTATTGATTGAACTGCCAAACTTCTTCTATTCTACTATTTTCGATAGCATTAATAAAAGCATTAGTATTTCCTTTATTTTCAAAAGCCAGGTTATAGAATTCAGAAATTAAAGAATCGCGATCAATTAATGATGTTTCATCAAATTCAGAAGCTAAACCATTTTTCTCAACAAATTTTTTACGTTTTACATAGTTCAAACTTCTGGTAAAAGAATTAAGAATTCTGGTTGCTCCACGGAAAGTAACAGATTTGGCTGATTCATAATCATCAAAAGCACCTTCTTCTAACATAGCGTTTTCCAACTCTTCCAATTGAAAGTTAATTTCATTTTGACGTTCCTGCTCCGAGAAGTCTTTCATCTTGCGATTGATATCTTCATTTATCTTTTTAGCAAGACGAGTATAAGTAGAAAAACGATTGTTTTGTTTTACTGCAGTAGAATCATAATTTTTACGTTGCTCAATTTTAACGTCACTAATTCTATTAAAATTTTCTTGTTGCTCTTTGTTTTTCATATCAACTAAAGAAGCAAATCCAGAACCATTAAAAACAGCTTTTGGAAGACTAGCAGTCGATTGAGCAAAGTTTTCCATAATGTGTTCCATTAAATCAGATGGACGTACAGCTACACCATCATTTAATTTCTGTACCACATCAAGAGCAAATGGCTCAAAAGTAACTGTTTCACCTTTTACCCATTTCCACCAACTTTTAGATTCTTTTTGACGGCGACGTTCTTTAATCGGCTCTAAAGATTGATTGAAGTTTTTAGCCAAAGGACCCTGTAAATAATGAGTGAATAATTCTTCATTAATTACATCTTGTTCAGTATCCGGAGCTCTAAAAATTTCTACATCTGCAAGATACTGTTCTAAAGAACCGGATTCTTTTATTTCGGAATCAAAAGCTTGTTGACGAATTTCTTCTGTTTCTCCGTCAATCGTAGATAACATATAATTTAAAAAAGAATCTATATTTATTTCTTGACCTTCTTTGTTTTTGTAAATTATTTTGTCTTGATAAAGTCTTTCAACTTTGTCAACTAATTTTTGATCTTCTCTAGCAAGTCTAACAACTTCTTTTGTAGCAGTAGAATCTTTAGTCAATCGGTAATTAATATGCGCCATTTCATGCATAAAAATATCCGGTTGTTGCCAAACATTTTCATCAATATAAATTGTACTTGCCAAAGCATATCCCACGGCAGGAGTGCCTACTAATGAAAATAGGTTGTCAGCAACAACAACATTAACATCAATACCTTTTGCTTTAAGCATTCGGTTAATAGTACGCTGTTCGTCAATGATTCTTGGTCCGTATTTAAAAGCAGCTATTCGAGTATCTAAATAAGCATCTAATTGTTGTTTAGAGATAGTAGCTATTGGATTGTTAGCATTGGCACGTACAGGATTTGAATAATAAGCTTGCTCAATAATTGCTTTACGCATTACGTCTTGAGCCATATTATTTTCAATAGTCTTTTTATTCTGAATAGCATTTCTTTTTTGCTGAATTACCTCTTGGGTTTCTTCAACAACTTCCTGCCCTTTTTTGAATAAAGATTTTCCAATATTAGCACCTAATACAACTCCTTTAGCGCCGGCTTTAATAATACCTTTTCCTAAATTAAAAGTTCCTTTAGCAACATCACCAACAATAGAAGCGTTGCCTAAATCTTTTTTAGCAGAAATAGTAGTAGTATATGTTTTTCCGTTAGGATGTGGTTCTCCTGTTTTTGTATCAATCAAAGTATATTTTCCAGTAGATTCATTTTTTACTGGTCGATATTCTGGAACCTCTTCTTCTGTTTCTTTCGGAGCAATTACTTCACCTTGTTCATCGTATTGTGCTGATGGCAAATTTTCATTTCTAAATTTCTCTTCCTCTTCAGCAATTCTTTTAGCTTCTACTTCAACAGCTGTTTCCAATCCAGCTTCTTGATATTCTTTTTCAAATTCATTTAATTCAGAATTATCAGAAGGTAATTCCGTTGGAACTTCTTCTAAATTTTTATCAACTTGTTTTTCAATATCAGTAGCAGCTTCTTCCATTATAGGTTGATTGTTTTCATCAACAGCTACAGAACCATCAGGATTAATTTTGGCTTTCATATTACCAACAATATTTTTTCCCTGATCAATAAGATTTTTGTAAATATCTTTTACTTCTTTTGAAGAATTCTCAAGCATTTTTTCCAAATTATTTTTGGCGCTTTTGTAAACTTCATCATCGTTCATTTTTACAAACTTGTCATATTGTTCGTCACTAAGACCTGATACAATACCTGATTGTTCTTGCGCCATTGTCATTTGCTCAGGAGTCATGGTAGCAGGATCAAAAACAAGTTCTCTTTGTGTATTATCAATAACTGCTCTTTTATTACCAGATTCATCAGTTATATAAGCAATTTCATTTCCGTTTTGATTAGTCCAAAATTTAATATTTAATGGACTTGCTTTTTTGCCAGAAATAAGATTTAATCTATTTTCTTGAGTAAGCGCAAGATTTAATGAAAGCATTTCAATTTGTTGTTCATGCTCAGATTTAAGCTTTGCATATTTTTTTTGGACAACAGAACTATTTCTTTCTTTAATTCTTTTGTTTAAAGCAGCAATTTGAGGTTCAACTGATACATCTTTAACTAATTGTTTTTTTAATGATTCAAGCTGATTTGTTTCTTGTTCATTAAGTAATGATTCATCATTTTCGCCAAATTGCTCTTTTATAATTTTAATTTTTTCATTGTAATTAGCATGCTCATTTTCAATAAAACGATTTAATGATTTCGCTTTAATAGTATTTTCTATTAGAGCGTGCTTCCCTGCGATATTCAAAGAAGAAGCTGCATTATAATCAGCGCTTACATCTTGAAATTCTTGTTGATATTCTTCAACTTCTTCAGGAGAAATATTTCCTCTGGCAACTTGATCAGAAATAAAACCATCAAAAGCTTCTGTTTTATTAGAATGAAGTAAATCAATCATTGTATTTCGAATATGCCATGTTCTTGCTGATTGACCACCTTTATCAGTTGCATCAATAGAAGCTTTTAATGTTTCCATTCGGTTCATATAATCAACTCCTTTATTGGCTGATTCATTAAATCGAAGATTCATAGCACCTCCCATTAATCCACCCATAGCAGCGGAAGCAATGATTGTATTTTTATTTTCTTTGGATAAATAATAATCCCAGTAATCAGGAGCAACTTCACCTGTTACACTTTCTCTAGCTTTTAATTGGGCCCAGTTTTCATACGTTTCTTGAAAAGTTTCTTCAGCACCTTCAAGAACAGCATGACCACCTGCCTGAGCCAATCCTTTCAAGATTGGAAAAGTAGTTTTTGTAAAAGCAGTAGCCGCTTCTTTTTCTACTTGTTGAACAGCTTTCATTCCCATTTTTTTAGAAATACCAGCACCAATTTTTTCTCCTGCTCTAGCATAAGATATACCCCATGATAACATATCAATAGGAGCGTATTGCAAATTCTGATACATACTAGCAGCAGCTATTTCAGCTAATTCATTTTCTGTATATCTTGGTTGTTTTCCTTCGTTAATATCTTGTTGATTTAAGGCTTGTAACTCTCTATGATATTCCATAGCATTAGTAGCACCAGCAAGTAAGTTATTAGCTAAACCCGCACCAGCAGCATTGACAAATTCATTACTAAATTTTGACATTTCTAAAACACCATCAACATTACGAGTAAGATATTTAGACAAACCGCTTCCAGTTCCTAAAACATCTTTTGCTATTTTTGTTCCTGTAGCCATTGCTTCAGCTGTATCAGTAACGGCTAATGTTGCTCTGGCTAATCTTGCTTCAGTAGTCATGGCTTTAGTAAATAATCCCATTCCTTTTTTAGCAGCTGTACCAGCGCCCGCACCTGTAACTAAAAACTCTATTGCCATTGGAAGCATTTCAGCCATATTAGTGCTCCAAAAATCAGGATCAACCAATGAGCCCCAAGTCAATTCTTGTCCTTCTAATTTTTTACGTAAATAAGTAGTATGTTCATTTGCTATTTCATCACCATATTCACGCAATGCTCTACCAAGAACATTTCCTTCTGCCATTGTAAAACCAGGTAATGGAGCAGTAATTAAATTAATAACATCGCCAGTACTACCAATAACAGACTCTCCAACACCTTTTACAAAAGATTCTTGAAACTGAGAAGCCCAACTTCTATGAATATCTGATTGTAATGGCGGTGCTTTTTCTAAAGACTCTGAAGTATTTTGATTTATTTGATCAATACCTCCAAATTCTTGTTGAATAACTGCTTCTCCAGAATCTTGAGTAGCAACATCAAGATTACCACTTTGGGCTTGTTGCTTTTTACCTAACAAATCCTGAGTCTGCAAATCAATCATTTGTTGACTTCTTTTTTGCATACTCAAGAACTCAGCTTGGTTTTGTTCTGGAGTCGGAATGTTAGTTTGGGTTGGATCAATATTATTATTTCCTGAAAATAATTTAGCCATTTTATTTTTTCTTTAAAAGTTCATAAAATTTACTCCAAGTTTGAGCAATCTCTTGATTGTGTAATTCATCTTCTGGATTTTCAGAAGCAGTTACTTTTGCTACCAAATTTATGAAATCAATATCACTATATTTATTTTTATTTATCAAAGCGTTTTTTAATTCCGGAGAATAACTAACTGTTTTTTCAAAATTATATGGACTAGATTTTAAATAATACTTATCAGATAACATTATATCAGGATTAATAATTCCTTTTGCGCCACCTTCTCTTTCTGTTAAATAACTTAAAGCCATATAATAAGCTTTGTGCAACGTATAACGATTTGTTCCGTTAGCTACTTTTGAAAGTTGTGATTCTGATTTAAATTCAGGAGTTGAAAATATTCCTCCAGGAGCTGATGCAATAGCAGCATCGTTTTGAAGTATTTTAGCATTCCACTGTTTTTCAATTTCTTTTGTTTGTTTAAGTATTGTAGATTTTTGTCTACGTTTTACAGCTTGAGTAACATTATCAGCTACACCAATAGCTTTACTTAAATCATCCTCTCCTTTCATTGAATTGACATCAATACGTTGATATACCTTATCACCATCTTTTGTCGTTAAAACAGCAAACATTTCATTTTTAAGATTACCTGAAAAACCATTCATGTGATCACGTTCTTGTTCAGACAATTGATATTGACCTTTAGGATCTTTTTTACCTAATGATTCTCCTTTTCTATTTCTCACCTGAGTAACTAAATTATCTTTATCATCAATATACGCATAAATTAATCCTCCAAAATTCATATCTTGATTAAGACCTTCTTTAATCATTTTCTTAACTGTTTCTTCAGGAAGTTTATTTCCATTTGGAGCATAAAATTTTTCACTATTTAAATTAGCAATTACACCACCCGAAGGAGTGCTTCTTGGATACAATGCTTTAATAACATTTGCTTCTGAAAGCATTGGAACAGTAACTGCGCTTGCAGGAGTATATTTTTTATCAAAACCAATAGACCTTGTAATAGTATTAGATATTGCATCAATAGCATCTGCATCAACATAGTTTGTGTCAGCAGCTATATATTCATGTACTCTACCTAATAATCCTGAAAGCTCTTTATTTTTTACAGCAGTTTTCTTTAAAAAATTATCAGGTTCCATCAAACTAGCAACAGTTGCTGGAGTAGATTCTTGTATTTGATTGAATGTTTCATTTACTGCAGCAGTATAAGAAATAGGAATTTCTTCCTGTTCATTTTTAGATCCAGTACCAGCAACAGATAAAGCTTTTTGTTGTTTTCTTAAATTTTCATTAGCCAAATCGCTTTGATATTTTAGCATATTGGTACCTTGGCCATAATGGTTTTTATAAGTGTAATTCAATAATTCTATTTTTAAATTATCACCTTGTAAAGCAGATAATTCTGGATTATCTAAAAGCCAGTTATTATAAATTGGAAGATAGTTACTTCTTAAAATAATTTCAGCTGGAACATCTTCACCATAGTTATAATATTTCTCAGGAATAACCACTTCTGATTTCATTCCGGAATAAGTAATTTTACCATCACCAATTCCAGCATTATAATCTTCTAATCTTTTTTTATCTAAATCAGAAATCAAATGACCTTTACCATCAGCTTGAATTTTCATCAAGCTTTCCATGTTTTTCTTATTATCTAAATAACCTAATGTTTCTGGAGAAGTTAATACATCTGATTTGTATTTTGATAAAAGTGCAATACCACCATTAGCATAAAAAGCTTTTCTAGAACCATGCTCTTCGATTTTGGCACGAATATTTTTTTGAAGTTCTAATGATTTTGTTTTTATTTTGATTCTATCTGGTTCAAGCATTTCAGCAGCCTTGTTAGCAATCTCTTCATATTGTTTTGCTTCTAGTTCTTGAGCCATCATACTAGCTTGCTCATTCTTAGCAATCTCTTTTTCGATATTTTCCATTTGAGCAAACTCACGTTGATTTTGTCCAACGTAATCTATATTTTTTGCTAGTCCTGTAGCAGCTGCTAATTTTCCGAATCCTGGCATAACTTTTTATTTATTGCATTAATGAATTTAATCTTTGTTCTGATTCTGCTTGTTTTTGATTAAAAATGATTTCTCTTTCTGCAGCAGCTTTATTTATTTCGTCAATTTGATTCATTGCATTATCCATTCTTTTTTGATTTTCTAAAACAACTGGATCAATACTATTTACTCCTGTTGGCTTATTATTAGCACCATTTGCCAATTGCTGAGTTAACGTAGCATTAGGCAATTTTTCAGAAGTAACAATAACAGGAGAATATTTGTCTTTTACAATTTGTTTTGATGTTGATGGTAAAGGAGCAGTTGTTATTGGCATTATTTGTATAGGATCATCAATATTTTCTAAATATTTTTTTTCTTTTACAGGAGTTTCTTTTGGTGTTTTACCAAGCATTTCATCAGCCTTAGTTTCAAGATTATTTGTAGTTAACTCACTAATACCTTTTGATTTTTGATATTCACTTTTATATTCATCAGTGCCACTAACATCATTATAAAGTTTTTCCAATTCAGAAAATTCTGTTTGCTTATTGATATTTGGATTTAACTGAGGATTCTTTTGTAAAATATTATTAATGATATCTTGTTCATCACGATTCTTTGAATTAATCCAGTCAGCATACGTTCTCTTTTTGGTTTGAAACAATTGCGCTTCAACTTTTTTGGTTTCTTTATATTCGGCACTACCAATTTCTCCAGGTTTAGCATTTGGTAAAATTCCTGTAGCATTGAATTGAAACATTTGACGTCTCATATCATTCATGGAGCCAGGACCATTTTCTTTTGCATTTTGAATAGCATCAATAAAACTAGACATTCCTTGTTGCGCAAGTTGAGCACCAGCAACTTGTTTTTGCTTATCCTCACCATATTGTCTTTCATTATTTGAAATATCTTTTCGTGATTCAAATTCATTAATATATTGTTGAACTTCTCCGAAGGCTGCCATTGCTTTATCTGTTCTATCAACGTCCATAGCAGCTATTTCAACAACACCATTCATTCTAGCCTTGTCTAATTGTCCTTGATTTCCTAATACAAGATTTCTATTACCATTAGAAGCACGAACAATATTATCAAGACCTGTTTGGTAAGCATCAGCAAGTTTCATTTTCAATCCTGCTTCAATAGAAGGATCCAATCCCATGTTTTTAATCTTGGCAATATCCTGAGCATATTGCAACATACCTTCTGATATTTGCTCATCACGGTATTTAATATCAACATCATCAGCTGCTGTTGCGCCTATAAGTCCTGTAGTCAATCCAATTAATGCATCAAAAGGAATTTCTCTTTCTCCAGGTGTGTATTGAAATTTAGGATCCGAAAACATACCATCATCATTAAATTTATTTAACAATTCAGTATTATCAAAAGGTTTATTTTTTTCAGCTAATATTTTTGCATCTTGCGCAGCTTTGGCCGCAGCAGCTTTTTGATTTACAATTTTTTCTTCAGGAGTTTCGCCAACAACAGCGGTACCATTTTCAATAGCACCTACAAGACCATTATCAACAGGAATATTTTTATTTATTTCTGCATCAAATTCTTCACGAGTATATCCATATTTTTCTGGACGTCCTTCTATTCTATTAGGATTAGAAGCTCTTACGGATTGAACTAAATTTGGTAAATTATCAATTGTTATTGATTTAGAATCAGGTAAAACAACATTTAGTTTTTTAGCATCTTTAACTAATTGATTGTATTTTTTAAAATCAATACTATTATCTTTTGAATAAGTTCCTGAACCAGAATTATAAGTTCCAGATTGAGAAACAATATTTTCAAGATCAGCAGCTAATTTTTCTTTTGCTTTTTCAATTTTATAATTAGCATGCTGAATAATGTCAAAATTACCAGCTCTATAATATTTGTTTTTAACAGCTTGTCTTTCTTTGTTTTTCATTTCTTCAGAAAGATCAGTATCATTTATTTTTTTTAATTGATAATTATATCTTTTAAAAATAGCTTCTCTTTCTTCTGGAGAAGTATTCATATACTTATCACTATTTAATTTTGTTAATTGATTATTTCTTTCAGCAAAAGCTTCATCATTAGATTTCATATAACGCAATACGGTATTTAAAGGTTTTGCTTTTTGACCATTCATTGCGCTTTTACCAGAAGTATCTTTTGGCAGTCCAGCCCAAACAGGAGCAGCAGCAAAAATAGCTTTTTCAACATCGCCATTATCAAGATGTTTTAAAGCATTTTTTTCTTCTAATAATTTAATCGCAGCAATATCTTGTTCTTCAGGAGAAAAACCAGTTAAATCAAGTTCTTTAGAAAGTCTTTTCCAAGTCTCATTCATAAATTGATATTTACCATGAGCGCTAGAATTCTTAATAATAGAAGTGTCTTTTCCTTTTTTCCAATCCGACTTGCTTCCACCAAATTTTGTAGAATAAGCATCAGGCCCCCAAGTTCCTTCTGCTTTGGAAATAGTATCCAACATCATTTTATATTGTGGATTACTATCACGTAATGCTTTTAATCTTAAGTATTCAGAATTTGGCATGATATTTTTATTTAAGATTGTGAGTATTTAGAACCGATCATTCCCATTTGAGCAGTTAAAAGATTTTTACTTTTTTCAACTTCTTCTTTTCCTTCAGAGAGAAGTTGAGCTTTTTTTCTTTTATCTTTTACATCATTTAAATAATTAATTCTTTCTAAATTTTCTTTTTTTAATATTTTTTTTTCATCACCAATACCTTGAATTAAACCAATACCTAATCCTGCTACACCACCTATAGCTGCTCCCCAAGGCCCTCCAATAGTTGCTCCAGTAGAAGCGCCTTTCATTGTCATGTTCATTGCATTGGCAGTTCTTTCTTTACTATTCATTGGTTCTTTATTAGTTATAACATTAGAAGCAATATCCATTAATCCAGGAGCAGCTGCAAGAGCACCTTCAGCAATAGAATTTCCAGTGCTTTTTTCTACTCCTTCTAAAACATTTTTATCTATTGGAGCTGATTTTGTTATTTCAGAATAATTACCTCCAACTATTTGAGCAGCTTGTTTAGCTATAGAAAAATTATTATTTTCTTTTGATTTATTAATATATCCGGGATTAGATTCTTCTATAGTACTTTCTACTTCAGTAGTAGTAGGCGCTTCAATATCTAATTTGTTTTTTAATAATTTTTTCTTTAAATCTATAGACGGATCTATATTGTAATTAGATTTTAACATGATATTTTATTTATAAGATTTTCTAAAAAAATTAATAAGAGAAAAAACTTTTACTTCTTTATTTTCAATAGATTCTACTTCGATTTCTATAGAACACCATTCTCCACGCAAATCATCATAATCTTCTGGATTTTTTGCTGGTAACGTATGAACTCCTTCTCTAATTTTATACCAATGATGCGTTCCTAATACGGTTCTTATTTGATTTAAAGAAGTTATAAAAACAGTTTTTAATAATGGATAATTTGTATTCAAATATACAGCAATTCCTTTATTTATTTTTGTCTCAAAAAATATAGGTGCCGAAATAACTTTTAACTTTAAATTATTTTGAATTTCAAAATATTTTAATTGATCACCAGTGTTAAGTTCTCCAATAGATTTTGAATCATTATAAGGTGCTAAAACTTTTTCTTGAAAAACAAAATACAAATCATTATCATAATTTATTTTTCCATTAAACACTTTTAATACTTCATTAAAAGAAATTACAAAATTAACATCATCAATTGTTCTAAAACGAATATTTGTTTCTTTAAATTGTTCATCATAATAACCTTGAATATCAACAACTTTATTGTTTTCAAAAAGTTCCCTAATCAATAACGATAAATTATTTTTCAAAAATAACGGTTCAATAATTTTAACCATTTCAAATTTTCGTTCATCATAAAAAACAAAACCAAAATCACTTTTAACAATAGCTCTTCTGAAAGAAGTTCCATAATTACTGACAATAGTATGTCCACTAATAGATGTTCCAGAACCTTGTTTGATTTGAATCGCTTCGCCATCATTATCTGGAGTAACAAAAGAGCGTTCATCAATTTGTATTTTAGAAGTTTGATGTTCTTGAACAACAAAAATTTCATCTTGTTCTTTTACAACATTAAAAGCTGTTCCTTTATTTTTATCTAATTCATAAAATTCATTTGTTGGAAATTGTGTCCAGGCATCAATAGAATCTCCATTTAATTTTGTTTTAGAAACAGCAATAATATTATTTAATATAGGATCATCTTTAAAATTATAAGGCTTAGGAATAGACTTTCTTAAATTATTTTCTTGAAAATAAGCGTTATTAAATTTTTCATCATAATTAAAATCAATAGCATTACTAAATCGATAAAATTCTTCTGAATTATTTAATCTTGGTTCTACTGTAGATTCTAAAACAACAGCATAACACCAAGCATTATATTTATTATATTGAAATTTTCTATCCTGAGCACTAGCATCTCTAGACCATTGAAAACCTATTTCTTTAGGAACTAATGAATCCTTATAACTAGATTTATTTCTAATATATAAACTGCAATAAGTATCTCCTTCAACATAAAATACTTGAGAACTAATTCTATTTGTAATTACAGGAATAACATCACTCATTGGAATGTATTCATTTGCCGAATAAGCAAATTCTGAACGTCCTCCATAAATCGATTCTAAGTTATTTCTTTTTAAATTTGATACTATATAAGAGTCATTCCCTTTTATTGAATCTGAACGTCCTTCTGATGTTCCAAAATTAACTTGTGAATTGATAACAAAAGAAGATTGAGAAATATTTGATGATTTAAAATAGTTTTCTTTTGTTTTTATAAAAACTGTATTTCTTCCTTGGGCAACGTTATTTACTTCAAAAAGAGTAAATCTACTAATGTATCTTTTTCTTGCTGTTATTTGAAAAAACCAACCTGGACTAGCCAAAGTTAAAGCGTTGTTTGAATAATCAAAACTATCATTCATTTTAAATGCTGATAAAACTTCTCCATCATTTGCTGATTCCGTTTTATCTATTTCATAAACATCTAAAGGATTAATATCTTGTTGAAAAGAAGTAAAAGTTCTTCTTTTTAAATTATTAGAAAAAACACTAACATTAACATAAAAAGGTTTTTCTTTACTTTCTCCAGACAATAATGATAACGGTATTTTTTGAGAAAATTTAGGATTTCCAAAAGGAACCGGTCCAGAATTATTTTTACTACCATTAGAAAAATAACATTGAGTACCACCAGGCGAAGATGTTTCTGAATTATAACCTCCAATTATATTGTATCTATCATGATCGGTAGCAATAGATTCTATGTATTCTAAAACACAAGAAGAAATAAAATTATCTGATATTTTAGAATATATTAAATCTGGACTATCAAAATAAAATGCTTTTCTATTTGTAATGACTCTTGCAGGAACATTATTAGATCCAAAAATAGTAGAACTATTTGTAGCAGTTGTTCCTTCTATTGGACCATCAGGAAAAGGAAATAAATTAACATTGTTTGGATTAATATCATAAGCAGTAAAACCCAGCGCATCATAAACTGGACCGCCATTACTAGGAATACCCCATTTATTAGTAATTATTTCTTCAAATTGTATATTAACATCTTCTTCAATTGTAAATGGTAAAACTCTTTCTAATGGAGCAGATATTCCTTGAGCAAGAATTGTTCTATTCGATTCTGTTCTTTCAACATAAACAATTTGATAGGAATCAACTTCTTTTGATAATTCACAATTTATTCTAACATCAAATTGCAATTCAATACCTTCAGAATACATTTCATTACCAACAACACTCCAATTAGTATAAGTTTCATTAGTAATTATTATTTGGCCATTTTCATTAACTTCTCTTTTCTTTTGTCCTATGTCTGGAATTTTTATATCACCTAAAATAGTAGTAAACAATCTATTTCCATTTTTAAACCATTGTATTCCTATTCTGTAAATTTCACCTTTCATTACAAACTTTCTAAGGCTTGGTTCTTTTATTTGAAGAGGATGATTATTTGCAACCATCCAATCTGTATTTTTAGATAAAACATTTTCTTTTACAGTGTGCATCGTAACACGAACACCATTACCATTAAACCATCCATTAGAAACACCTCCATAAACTAAATTGCTATCTTTAGCAGAATCATTTGATGGCCATGAATATTCTTTTACTTCAATATCATTGTCCATATCAACAATAACTTGATTAGTACTAAAAGATAAAATATAATTATAAAAATCTGTTTGTATATTTTCATCAATAGGTTTGAAAAGAATTCTGCCAGAAGTTTGAATTATATTTAAATTAGGAAATTTTGTTTCAAAGTCAATATCATCTTGAGTTGTATTTAAAAAATTAAAAATATTAGAAGTTTGATCAATATAATTATATTGAACATTTTCTTCTTCATATTCATAATATTCTCCTGTAATTTTATTTTCAATTTTCATTTTGAAATTACCAAAAACCTCAATTTTTCTAAAAAGTTTTCTTTTTACATAAACAAAACTTTCTGTCATTCCTAAGTTTATATAGTTGTAATGTACTGGATCAGAATTTAAAAGAGAGGTGTGTGTTTCTCCTGTCGGTTTAAATCCGTTTAATGAAAAATCAAGTTCCAATCCTTTGGAGTTAAGAAACAAAGGATCATTTCTTAATCCAACAGCAATAAGTTTATTATTTTTTACAGCAAAATCAGAATTATACCTCCAACTAATTGAATTAGCAAATAAATCAGCAAGAGTAATATTTTCTGAATATTCTGATTCTGATCCAAAATGCTCAAAAGAAACAATAGCATTTACTAATTTAGTGCCAATAAGTTTAATAGAAGTTGGAACATCTTTTGCCTCAAATTCAATAGCTATAAGTTGTACTTCTTTAAAGTTTTTATAATCAGGGATATAACAATCAATAACAACAGATTTGTTTGTTATTTCTGAAATATCACCACCTATTTTTTCATCACCATTTCCTTTAGTTATTTTAACACCTTTCGATAAAGGTGAAAAATCAGTTTGTTGTCCATTTTCAGTAAACAGTCGCATAGCGTAAAAAACAGTCATTGCTTTTATTTGACCATTTTCATTAATAGAATTAATTCTTGGATTTAAAAGAATCCCTTTTGTTTTTATATCAAATTCAAAAGAATTTCTTTTTAATAGATTTTCATCTTTAACATTAACAACTCTAGTAGGATTATAATAATCAGAAAAATAAACACGTTTATTATATACGTTTTCAGATACTCCTTCAGTTGTAATTATAGCGTTAAAGGGGATGTTCAAATGTCCTACATAAATAATTTTACCAATTAAAAGTCCAGAAGAATTATATTTAAAAGAAAATATAACATCATTTATACCGTCTTGATTATTAATAGGAGCATCAGTATCTAATTGACAAATAACAGGATTTGATGGCATATAAGTAAGTGTTTTAAACAAACCATTATAAGTAACATCAATTGTATTTGACTCTTCTATATCGCTTAAGTTTTGAGAAAAATCATCATCATCAATAGGCTCTACCGGAACATTAATAATAACTGTTTCTTCAGAAAAATTACTTAAGAAATCGATATTTGTAATTTCATTTGTATTAGTACTAATATTAAAATTATTTACTGTTATTTCAATAATTTCTTGTTCTTCTGTTTCACCTTGTTCTATAGGAATATCAGCTTTACCAAAAACAATAAGTTCATCTTCAAAAGCATAAAAACCATTATACTTTAAAACATTTTCATTGTTATAAACAAAACGTGTTCCATTAACTGAAACAAAAGCTAAAGTTCCATCTTTACTATAAAGACGACCATTCCAAGCATCCGTAAAACCTGTAGATTGTTCAATGTGATTATCTAAATCAACAGTCCATCCTTTTGAAAATTGATGTATTTCGGCATCATTTAAATTTGAATTTGAATTATTGGAATCTTTAGCCATGATTATATATTTTTACAAATTTAAACAAAAAAAAGACACTTGTTAAAAGTGCCTTATAATTGTGTTTTAAGAAGATAATATGCTTGTAATCTGTCAAAGTGAGGTTTAGCAATAATTAATCTAGCTCTATTGTTTGCATGCGTTGGAGGATCAATTTTAGGATATTTATCAACAACTGCAATATGTCTTTTAATAAATAAAGCTTCATCATGTATAACACCTATTGATTCTACTTTAACAGGATTATCAGAAAGATTTAGATTTAATAATTTTTCTTTTAATTCGGGCCAGGGAATGTTTATCATATTTTAATTTTTATTTTTTTCTATTTTTAAAACTTTACTTTCTCCACATTCATCAAATTGTTTTGCTGTAAACTCCTTTTTTCCTAAGAATCTGGTTTTAATCCCAAGGAAATTCCATTGCCTACGTTGCCAATAAGCTACGCCATCAGATTTGTTTTTAAATTCCCGGTTATTTACAGTAACCTTTAATTTTTGACCATCAAAAGAAACATGTCCGTTAACTGTTAAACATTTTGTACTATCGGTCCATGATTGAGATTTAGGAATTGAATTTTTGATAGCGTCTACTATTCCGGAAACATCAGTTTCTTTTTTTGTTGTGTCTGTATATTTATAATTCGACGAAACAATACTTTGAATTCGATTAAGCTTAATCCCTTCGTTTGCGAGCTTATTTTTTAAATCCTGATTCTGATATTCCAGATAGTCTTTTATTTCACTCAGGGTTAAATTTTGACTGGTAAAACGCAAACTATCCTCTTTTCTTAATTGAGAAGCGTTTTCAGTTTGTCGAATGTTTTCGGATTTCTGGTATTGGTAATCTTTATAAAACCAAACTACAGCAACAACCAGCAATACAAGAAATATTGCTTTGATGTTTTTTATTAAGATGTCTAAGTTGATCATGTTTTTATTTTTAACTGACCGACATCGATGTCGGTTAGTTGTTTTACATTAAATCTTCGTACTTTTTAACGATGTCGGCTATTTTTACAGCTAACTCATTTTTATTTAAAAAATATGAGTTCAAATCTTTATCATTAGTGATGAAACAAATCTCCAGTAAGGCCACAATTCCCTGTTCACGCATTAAACCTAAAGATCCACGGTGACTTTGTTTTTCGGATAAAACACCACGATTTTTAATAGCTAAAACTTCTGCTGTAGTTTCTACCAGTTCTTTTGCAAAAGCTTTATCCAGCCTATCGGCATCATTACCTATTAAAGCGGTGGTTCCAGTTGCGGATGAAGAAGTTGCTGCATCAAAATGAAATTCTAACACTACCGAACCGCTTCCTGTTTTAATTCTATCTAAGTAAGTACCTAAACGTTCATCGTCTTTATCCGTGATTACTTTTACATTTCGTTTTAGCAATTCTTTAATTACTAAGGTTTTGAATCCGAGAGCCAAATCGGCTTCGGTAAATCCATTAGCAACTGCTCCTGGATCTACTTTTATTCCTTTAGAGTTATGTCCTGCTGAGATAAATGTTGTCATTATTTCCAATATTTGATATTAATAATTAATGCGATTGCCAATGCTACCAAAAAAAGCACTCCTGTGATAAATTCGGTTTTCATTATTCTTTTGTTTCGTTAGCTACATCTTTAACTCCCGTAATTAAATTTCGAATTCCTTTAGGTATATTCAAACCACATTTTGGCAGGTTTTCCCAGAAAATAGAAAATATTTCATTGGCACAAAAAACTAAAACACACATGGTTGTAATATCAATTTGAGAATCAGTTATTGCCGAAAAACTCATGTTTTTAATTAAAAATGTTTGTTGAAATTTTAGTACTATCAAAGGAAATGCACCGTAAATAATTCCCTTGATGAAACATTTTTTAAATTTATCAGAAGAAAAACCTTTTTCTTCTTCAGGGATTTTTTCTTTAGAATCATTAGCTCTAAAAAAAAACTTTCCTTTTGGCGCTTTTTCTTTCCATGTAAAATAAGAAGCCAATAATCCCGTAGCCAAATCAGATAAAAACAACCAAACTAATATCCATACAACAGCTTCTAAACTTACTACAGGAGCAATAGCTATTGATGGTGGCACGATGATTAATGATATTGGCTTAATGATAGGATGTACTAAAAATTCTTTCATGGTAATTTGGTTTTTTGTTATTGTTAAAAAAGCAACCTCGCTCTCTCCAGCCAACCTCTCGATTAGGCAGTTGCTTTTATTAGTGTTTTATATTCTTGTTTAAATTTCTTTTTCTGACTTTTACTCATAAAACCTCTTTTTATAAGTGAATAAATCATAAAAGGAAATGTTAATAGTGTCAATCCAATTAATCTTTTTAAGGCTTTCCATTTACCTTTATTTTTTCTAATTATTCCTTTATAGAATAACCAATTAGATAAATTTAAACACCTTATATTAGAAGATACATTATGAACTATACATTGATAATCATGTAACATAGCATCTAAATCTAATCCATCAATATCATATAAATCTTTTACTCCTGTAGCACCGTCAAACTGAGCAGGATTTTGACAGAAATAATTGTAAGATTTAATGTAAATAGCTATTTCAGTATCATTGTATCCTTTTACTTTAAGTAACTGAACTACTTGTCTTCTTTTGGAAGAAAGTGCTTCTACGGATTGATGAAAAAATTTTGATTTAGAACCTAGCATTATAAATGACTTGCGTTAATAAAAATATTTTCCAAATCAGTTTCAGTCAATCCAAGCATTAAAGCTAATAATACAAGCAATGGACTTTCACGCTCAAATGTAACCGCATAATCCCAAGCAATTAAAGCAATACTTCTGTCAGGTTCAGGCAACGAATTAATCACTATATCAATATCAGTTAAATTAAAACCGCTTAAAACTAACTGTGTTCTTAGTTGTCTTTGAGAAACTGTTTGAGGTATTCTTGCCTTTAATTCTTCTACACTTAATTCTAATTTTTGATAAGTAAACACCTGATTTTCTTCATCAAAATAGATTTCTCCTAACTTTTCATTTTCTAATATTTCAGGAACTAGTAAATCAAAAAAACCATCTTTTTTATGAATTTCATCACTTAACAAATGATAACCGTCTGTTCTTTGTCCTGAATTATAATTTAAAGAATAAAATGATGTTGGAATAAATGAAAACTGACGGTTAAATCCAATTTCAATATTTCCAAACAAATCAGTATTTGTACTCTTTAGTTGTTGTGTAATTTTAATTGCTTTCATACTATATAACTTCATACCCTGCTGATTGTAGATCATAGAGTGATTTTACTTGTTTTTTATTCAACTTTATATTCCAAAACCCGATTCCATCAAACTTTCCTAATGGACTCACATCATTTGATCCTGTCCAATTTAAACCTCCTATAGAAATTTTTTCGTTTAAATTTTCCATTGAAACAAAAGTTCCACTGTTTGTAAAAGTCATTGATTCTAATATTCCATTTAAAAATATTTTTAATCCAGTAGCGACTGTTCCTCCATTGTAAGTAGCCACAACGTGATATGACGTGGAATTACTAAGCACTGTATTTCCAATACAATCAATATAACCACCTGTAGAGTTATCGTATATCCTAAACATTAATTTTCCTGTATCTCTAATATCTAATTGCCATTCTCTGTTTGAAACCTCACCTCTTTTTGAAACCAAATACCTTATGCTGAATCCACCTTGAAGAACTCCTATATTTGTTATATTTATACATAAAGACAAGCTAAATGGTTTATTTGAAAAAGTTAACAAGCTTGTGTCTGGAGTTGTCAACCTGTCAGAAAGACTTGTAAATTGAAGACCCTCATTTGCAACACCTGAAAAAATTCCATTAGAAAAAATAGTTCCTACTTTTGAATATGTTAAATTACCCGTTTGGTCTATAATATTATTATTTAGTCTTAAGTAAGATATTAAATGCTCTACAGGTATTCTTTTGCTTATATCAAAAAACATTAGTTTCTTACTCATAATTAATCTGGTTGTGTTATTGAAATTTCATATAATCCGCTTTTAAAATATTGAATAACAATTAAATTATTCAAAGTACCTACATAACTTCCTCTTATATTGGTTGACCAGTTTGCTGGAAATGTTAATGCAAAATTTCCTGTACAACGAATCAAAATAGTTTTAGAATGTAAATTACTTTCTGTAAAAGTTGTCGTTCCTGTTAGTGTTAAATTCCATAACTCATAAGCGTTATAATCTAGGTTATAAGTACCTGTTACAGTTGCGTTTTCAAGAAGTCTATCTTTTTGAGGATATAATGTATCAAAATAAGTTTTCAAAAACACCTTTACATTTGTCCATGTAATTTTCTTCAAAAGTCCTCCACCAGTTAAGGCAGTAGCAACAACATCAGTATCATTTGGCGTGGCATCACCTGCGCTGCCTATTAACGCACCTA